TACCAGTCGGCGATCGCGCCCTGGTTCTCCAGGTAGGTGTCGACGAAGGTTTCCCCGAGCGCCCGGGCGCCGGTGCGGGCGTCACCGCCGAGGTTGAAAAGCAGCAGGACGAATGCCTTCGCCATCTGCTCGTCGTGGTAGCGGATCGAGCCGATCGTGTCGGGCAAGACGCCTTCGACGCCGGCGATCCGCAGCTTGCCCGGGCCGGCGCCGCCGCCGACGGTCGAGGCGCGCAGTTCTTCGGCGCGCTGGGCGAGGGATTCGATCTGCTCCTTTGAGGCCGCCGGGTCGACCTCAAACCACGGGATGCCCATCGCGTTTCGCTCATGCTTGACGGCGTCGACGCGGATCAGCGCGTCCTTGACCAGCCAGTCGCGGTAGCAGGCGCGCAGCATCGAGCGCCCGACCTGGTCGCCGTCGTCGGCGGTGTCCCAGAGGTAGGTGACGAGGCGGTCGGCCTCCAGGACGCGGATCGCCCCACCCGCGGCGCCGGCAAGAATCTGACCGCCGGTCGTGAAGCCGCCGCGCAGCTGTTCGATCGCCTCCAGGGCGCCGTGTTCGTCGGTGCGGATCGCGATCAGCGAGCGCGGCGGGCGGGTGCCCAGTTTGACCAGGTGCAGAAGGCCGTCGTCGCGAAGCTCCAGCACTTCCTCGAAGTGGTAGTGGCCCTGGGTGAGCGCGCGCAGGGCGTGGCTCATGTGCCGGTCGTGGTTGAAGGTGCCGCGGCGCCGGGGGCCTTCGTCCTCGCCGGCGACCGGCAGGTTCAGGTCTTCGGCAGCGTGGGCGACGACGTTGGGGTCGGCCTCGTTGGGGTCGATTTCCCAGCGGAAGCGGCGGATCGGCAGCGTCGTGGCGAGGATCAGCCCTTTCAACTCGGCGTCGGTTTCCATGCGTTCGATCTTCGGCACCGAGGCGGGCCACTGAAGCTCTGGCGCGTACTCGCGGTCGTCGACGAAGTAGGCCCACTCGGGATGGTTGAAGCCGCCGACCGTCCCCAGGCCCGGCATGACCAGGCCGGATATGCCTTCCTCTTTGGTCGGGGCGCCGCGCTGGGCGTCCTTGCTCACGGCTGCCGCCTCGACGGGGCCGCCTCGGGCGGCGAGTCGGGCGCGGGCTGCTTCTACGGCTTCGGATGGCATTGACACCCGAAGCTAGCGAAAGGTGTCACCCCCCCTAGAACGCCGTCGGCCCCGCATTTCGTCATGTGCTGACCGATTGGCGGGGCCGCGGCGATGAACCGTGCCAACACGCCCCCATCCTACGACCGACCCGGCAGAGCAGATCGAGGGAGAAGGGGCAGGCGTCACACGATGGCGCCACCCTAGCACGGCATCAGGCACTTGACAAACCGCAACTAGAGCAGCTAGGCTAGGACCATGAACCGCACGGATCGCCTGATCGACGGACTCCGCGCCCTGGGCGTTGCCTGCTGCCTGTTCCCGATCGCCCTCTTCTGCGCCTTCCTGATCTTCTGCGTCGTCTACGCCACGGTCGCGAGCGCCGCCGAAGTCCCCTTCGGGGGGAAGGAAGCGACGTACTACCGGCTGGCTCAGAACCGCTGGTCGGGGGAGCCGATGCCCGGCTGCTTCTACGTGCAGGCCCGCGTCACCGACGACCTGCCACCGAGCGAGGTCGGCCTCTACTGGCGCGAAGGCGATACGTGCTTCATCCGCCTCGCCGCCTCCAAAGCCGCCGACCCGATCGCCGCCTGCCTGATCGTCACCCATGAGGTCGGCCATATGCACGGGCTGGCCCACTCCACTGATCCCAGCAGCGTCATGTACCCGTCCTACTCGACGGCGTCGCTGGGCGATATGCCGATCTGCGCTGAAGCAGCCAACCTCCCCGAAGCGACCACGACGGCGCCACCCTGGGAGGCGCGGCTCGCCGAACTACAGGCCGCCACGGCCCAGCGCAAGCGCCTCGCGGCCCGGTGTAAGAGTCGCCCCTGCCACGCCAGGGCGCGGGCGCTCGGCCGGCAGCTGGCGAGCGAATGGCCCAGCGTGATCGCCGAAGCTGAAGCCGAACCAGCGCTGATCTAGCCGAGCATCGCGTAGAGGAAGCGCGTGTTGGCCGCCACTAGCGAGTACACGACGGATTTCGTGCTTGATTTCGCCCGCATCTTGATCGTGTGTTTTTCGGCGGCGGCCAGCGCCAGGGCGTAGACCTGCGAAACCGTCTGGTAGTGCGCGTTCGCGCCGCCTACGGTCAGCAGCGCCACGGCCGCCTGGTCGACCCCGTCGAGGCTCATGGTGCCCTGAAGGATCGTTCCCGCCCCGGCGCTCTGGAAGTGCCAGGTGCCGACGACGAGCAGCGTACTCGCGGTCGGGGGGGTGATTTCCAGCGTCGTGCCGGGCACGTCTTTGTAGGCTTCCGGGAGTTCAAAGCCTTCGCTCGCCGACTTGATCCCCCGTTGCGGCTTTACCAGCGGGTCGAGCGCTGCCGCCAGGCCGCCGATCTGTACCGGCCCGTCGGGCGCGTCGGTGTCGTCGGGGAACGGCAGGCCGGCGATTGGTGTCGCTTTCATCGTGGTCAGCCTAGCGCCCACCGGCCGACCCCGTCAGAGGCGACCAGCGGGCGCGTAAGGGCCGCTATGCCTTCGCGGTGTCCTTGCCCGCGTCGGGCGTCTTCGTCGTGCTGGCGCCCTCGGGAGGGACGTCAGACAGGCAGTCCTCCGGGATCACGACTTCAGAGCCGGCCGGGTAGTCCTCGCCGCGGAAGCGAGCGTCGCACGTCAGGCGCAGCACGATCGAGCCTGGGTCGGTGCCCTCGGGGCGGTTGGGCGCGACGAAGCCGGCGCCGGTGCCGCCCTTGACGATGTAGAGGGCGATGCCCGGGTCGCGGCCCTCGGGGGCCATCAGGCTCGGCGCCTCGACGCCGCGCATGGCCGCGACCTCGACGTCATTCAGCTTGGCGACCGCTGCCCCGTAGGCGTCGCCGGCCTCTTCGAGCATCGGCGTGGCGCGCGTGTCGTCGGCCATCATGGCGGCGGCGTTGCGCAGGTTGGCGACGGCGCGGTCGTGGTTGTCGATCGCGGCGAGGGTGGCGCGGGCCTGCTCTGAGTCCATCGGGTAGTCCTCTCGGTAGGGGTGGAGCCGACCGAGCGCCGCGGCCCCAGTCCAGCCGCGACGCTCGCCCAGCGGGGCGAACCCTAGCGGGGGTGTCGGCTACCGGGTCAGGTCCCAGCTGCTCGGCTCGGGGCCGCGCGCCTTGTACTCCCAGGCCGGGATCACGGCGCCGCGCAGGTTGTCGCGCCGGCGACCTAGCTCGGTGCGGCACTCTTCGCGCCGGTCCGTCATCCGCCCCCGCGCTTTGCCGCGCAGTTCGTGGCCGCTCAGGTCCTTAGCCGGCTTTTCGCCGCTCACCGCGCCTGCTCCCGGGCGCGAGCGATCAGGTCGGCAGACGGCGGCGGGTACAGGATGCGGCCCACCTTGCCTTCGCGCTCGGCCTGCGCGTCGAGGTCGGCAGCGTCGACGAATTCGCCCAGGGCGCTGTCGATCTGCGACGAGTGCTGCTGCGGGTGGTCGAGCTTCCAGAGCAGCGCCGCGGCGAGGTTGTTGGTGCAGGCCGCCATCAGCAGCCGCTCCCCTTGATCCAGTTGTCGACGTCCGACGTGGCGTAGGGCGCCAGGCGCTCCAGCGACTCGCGCGCCAGGCGCCGCTTGTCCATGCCCACGTTGTGGGAGACGAAGATCGCCGCGAGGTCTGCGACCGTCTCGTCGAGGGTGGTCTGCGGGACCTCGACCGTGTCGGTGGGGTCTGCGACCGCCATCAGACCTGCCCCGCGGCTTCACGCATCGTCTGCTCCAGGTCGAAGCGCTGCTGGCGCGTCTCGAAGGCGACCGCGAGCGTGGCGTAGGTTTCGGCCCGGCGCAGGACGTGTTCGGAGCGCTTCTCGATCGCCGTCTCCAGCAGGCGGTCGGCCTCGGCCGCGTAGGGGTTTTCGGCCAGGAACGCGCCCTTCGGCGTGGTGGTGTCGTGCGCCTCCATCAGACGCGCGGGGGCCACGCCCAGGTGTTCTCGCCGCCCTCGGCGTCGTACTTGACGATGCCGGCGACCGGCTCGGGGGCGCAGTCAGGCGGGAAGGCGGTCAGTTTGACGCCGCCGCCCTCGGCGTCCCAGACGTCGGTGACGATCGCCGGGACCTCCATCGCCTCTTCGATGCCGTTCTGCGGGCGCGAGTAGAGGACGGTGCGGCAAACGCTCGGCTGCTGATCCATGCTGCCTCCAGTGGGAAGGGTTGACAAAGCGCAACCGTAGCGGCTTCACCACTGCTCGTCAAGGATGCCGGCGGTGATCGGGTCCTCGACCGGCATCGTGGGGTCCTGCGGGGCGCCGTCACCGAAGATCGGCTGCTGGGCGCCGGGGTGCCCGCCGACCGACATCGCCTCTTTGACCAGCACGTCGACACCGTCCAGGCGATCATCGTGGCGCTGCATCGGCAGCGTGGTCCACTCCTCGGCGAGCGTCGTCTCCTGGTCGCGGTCGTCGGGCGCGCTCGTCTTCGCATGCCAGGCGTCCTCGGTGACGCGCGCCCAGCCGCCCTTGAAGTACGTGCCCAGCTGCCCCAGGCGCTCGACCTTCGACCCCTCGCCCACTGAGTGCGGGTGCAGGAGGGGCCGCAGCGTCGGGTCGCCGACCTCGAAGGCGCCGCGGGCGTACTTGTCCAGCGCCACTTTGGAGATGCCGATGCCGCCGACGTGGCCCTGGCTGCGCCGCGATTCGACCATCGCGCTCAGTAGCTCGACCTGCTCGGTCGGCTCCATGCGGGCCGCGTAGGACTCGACGATGTCGAGGTTGGCCCGGGTCAAGATGCCGACCGTGATCGTGAAGAAGGACGGGTCGGGGTCGACCTCGGCCCCTGGCGCGGGGTCGATCGCGAAGAGGATCGTTCGCCCCAGCGCCGGTATCTGGTCGAGGCTGATGCGCGTCACCCACGCCTCGCGCAGCATCGTGCCGCCCTTCTGGGCCGCGCGCAGCAGGTGGATCACCGGGAAGCGAAACGGCTTCTCCGATAGCTCGGCGAGGATGCGCTGACGCGGCCACTTCTCGGGGAGGGCGACCACGGCGGTCGGATCGCGCGGGTCCTCGGGTGCGGTTTCGGGATCGTCCGGGACGTGCAGGGAAGGCCGCTTCAGGACGCGGTAGCTGGGCCTCGACGCCACCGTCGACAGCAGGTCGCGCGGGTGGTTGAAGTTGCCGGCGATCAGCGCTTGGCCGTTGGCGACCAGGCGGGTCGTGACTTCGGTGTCCCAGCGGTCGAGGGCGTCGCGCTGTTTGGCGACCGACTTCGCCGAGCCTGGCGTGACCAGGTCGTCGCCGATGAAGTGGTTCAGGCGCGCCCCCTGGATCGTGGTTTTCACGCCCTTCGCCTGCCAGGTCGGGTCCTTCGATGGCGTCGGCCGGCGCACGATGATTTCCTCGTCGGTCCATTTGTCTTGCTCGGGGTCAGGCTCGACGAGCGGGCGCCCGTGCATATCGACGAAGTCGCGCGCCAGGTCGGGGTTGTTCTCGATGTGCCAGGCGATCACCGAGAGGTTGCGTTCTGCCAACTCCTGCAATTCCGACATCAGGGCGCCGTGCAGGTGGGCCAGCTTGCCGGCCTGCGCGTAGCGGTAGGTGAGCCAGAGCGGGTAGACCTGGCTGATCGTCGTCGTCTTCAGGAACTCGGGCGGCGTCATGACCACGCCTCGGCGCGCCTGGCAGGCGAAGCGCAGTAGCTCGACCGCCACGTCGGGCAGCGGCGCCGCCCAGTTGTCGTCGTAGGGCCGGATGTACGTCTCGCCGAAGTAGACGGGGTTTCCGAAGGCCGCAGCCACCCGCTTTTCGCGGCGCTCGGTGGGGTTCACCGTGCCCACCAACTGCCGGCGATCGTGCCGAAGCGGATCGGGTCAGCCGCGGCCAGGGCGCGCGGGTGCAGGGCGAGGTCAGCGTCGAGGGCCGCGAGGAAGCGCCAGCGCAGGGGCGCGTCGAGCAGCTGCCCCGGCTCGCCGCCACGTCCCTCCAGCGGCGCCACGGGTCGGGGTGGGAGGCCCGCCGCCAGGTCCATGCGCGACAGGGCGGCTTCGACGGCGGCACTCGGCATCAGGCGAGGTCGTGTTCCTCGACCACTTGCAGCCATTCCGCATAGACCGGGAAGTGCGGGGCGAGCGCGGTGCAGAAGGCGACGAGGCCGTCAGGGGCCGCGGCTCGCGCGTCGCGGATGCCCTGCTGGGCGTGTTTGGGCGCCTGGCGCACCCACTGGCGGAAGCCGCGGGAGCGCACGTCCTCGAAGCTCTGGCGGCTGCGCTCGAAGTCCTCGGTGAACCAGAGGAAGTTCAGCAGGGCGCGGCGGTCGGTGGTGTCCATCAGGCGGCGTCGACGACGATCGCGGCGATCTGGTCGTCGAAGCGCTTGCCGTAGGTGACGGCGCGCATCGCCAGGACGAAGTCGGCGGCCCCCTGCTTTGCCTCGTCGCGGCTGTCGAATTCGCGCCCAGACATTCCGGTGCGAGTGCCGTGCCCGTCGATGAATCGCCACTTGAACCGGCCCGTCAGGCGGCCGTCCGAATAGCCCTCGTAAACCTCGAAGCGAGCGGTGGTCGGCATGGGAAGAACGGCGTGGGAGCGGAGCCGAAGCGCCCCGCTCCCACTGACCGGACTAGGCGGCGGCCTGCTCGGGGCCGCCCGCGGCGACGACCGGCTGGCTGTTGTCGTCGGCCTCGGCGTAGAGGTCCAGCCCTTCGATCCCTACGTCTGCGGTGTGAGCCGCCCCGGCGCTGTCGCCGGCGTAGTGATAGAGGGTGGCGCCGTCGGGCGTGTCGAGGCCCGACGGGGCGAAGCCCTCGGGGACCTCGCCGGCCAGCGTGTACAGCGGCTTCTCCGACGCCTCGGACGTGGTCGGCGCGCCTGCGCCTTCCGCGGCCTCTTCGCCTGCGGGGGCCGCGCCACCCGTGTCGGCACCTTCGGCGGGCGGGGTGCCGCCTGCGGTGTCGGTGCCTTCGGCTCCCTCGGCGGGGGCACCGGCGCCTTCGCCGTCGGCCGGGGCCGCGCTGCCTTCGTCGCCGCCTGCCGCGGGCGGCTCGGCGCCTTCGGTCGCGGGCGGGGCGTCGGTCGTCTCGGTCGGGATCGGTTCGATGGCGCCGACCTCGATGTCCGCCGGCGAGTGGGCCGTGGTCGCGGTGACGACCAGCTGGTCGTTCATCGGGACCTGATACGACCCGGCGATGGCGCCGTCACTGGCGTCAATGACGTCGACGATCACCGTCCCGTCGGTGTTTCGGGTTCTGATTTGCATGTTCTGCCTTTCCTTTGGGGGGGTTGCGTTGGCGCTTGCAGCCTAGCAGCGGCTTGCGTTTCGTCAAGCGCTAGGCGCGGCTCAGATGATGCTCGAAGCCCTCGACCGCGGCGTCGATGACCAGGTCGACGGCGTCGAGGTCCATGACGTCTTGCCAGACGCTCAGAGCGGGCACGTCGCGCCATACGGCCATGTAGGCGATGATCCGTAGGTCGGCGCCCTCTTTGGCCTCTAGATCGGCCGCATACGTGACGGGGCCGATGTCGGCGCAGAGGACGCGGTAGTCGCGGATCAGGTCAGAGACGCGGCGCCGGGCGACTGCTTCGTCCAGTGCGTTGCGTCCCCCGATCGCCGCCCGCAGCTTCTCGATCACGCTCACGGGGACGGAAGCTATCGGTGGGGTCGGTCGCTTCCTCGCGGTGCAGGCGCTCGTTGACGCCTCGCCGGCGGGACTCGCGGCGGGTGCGCTTCACCGCTGAACGTTGCGCGGCGTCGGGGTGACGACCGTGATCCCGCGCTCGCGCAGGTAGCCCTCGGGATCGCGCCACGCACGGACCCGGTCCCACCACCACCGAAGGCGCTGGCGTCTCGACATCCGTGGCGGCTCGATCGGGTTGATCTTGACCTCGGTGCCGGGGCGCGGGGTGAGGGGCCGCAGCGTCGTCGGCGCAGGTGGGTTGACAGGCGTTCGCTCTGCGCTCAGCGCGCCCTCTCGGATTCGCTGCCTCACGCCTCGGCCCCAGCCTCGACCGCGTCCTCGGCCGCTTCGATGTTCGGCAGGAAGTCGTCGGGGTCCAGGTCCTCGGGCAGGCCGGCGACGCGGAACGTCTCGTCCACCCTGGCGGCCAGGTCGGCGTCGATGCCGGCGGGGCGGCGGTTGACGGGGTCGGTCTTGACCTCGATGCGCTTCGAGTAGACGTTGGGCTGGCGGCGGGCCAGGAACTCCAGGCTCAGCCGGCCGTCTCGGTCGCGAGCCTGGGCTGCCGAGCGTCGGACGTTCTGCTCATGCCAGACCAGGCCGCGGGCCTCCGCGCGTGTAGCGGCGCTTAGAAATTCGACGAAGACCCGGTTGGCCTCCATCTCCGCCTCAGAGTGCTCAGCGGGGTCCGCGTCAGCCCAGGCCGCCCCCCTATTGAGCCAGTTGGCGAAGGTGGCCTCGCTGATTCCGCATGCCTTTGCGGCGTTGGTCGGGTAGCTGCCTTGCTCCAGCAGCAGGCAGATGGCGTCGGTGATCGGCATCTCCCGTTCGGGGCCGATGCCTTCCATCGCCGGCAGGGTGACCGTCATGGTGATTTTCGATGGGCGACCGGCCGGCACGGGTCGATCCTAGCGCGCCCGCTCGGGCAGCGTCCAGGCTTTCGCCGAGCGCGCCGGCATGTACACCCGCGTCGGGACGCCTTCCTTCGTCTGATGGGTGATCGACTCGACGGGGCCAGCGAAGGCGAAGAGGCGGTCCTCGTCGCGCATCTTGCGCAGCTGCGGGCAGGCGCCGGCGGCGAGCTTGGCACAACGGTCGTGCATGATCGCCTGGTCGAGCGCCCGCAGCACGACCGTCTCGATGCCCTCGGGCCAGTCGTGCGTAGACATCGAGACGACGCCGATCGGCTCATACGTCTTCGAGTCGCGCAGGGTGCCGTCGAGGAAGATCACGACGTCCGCGCCCGGATCGTGGCCCTCGCCGCAGACCTGGCAGAGGCGCTGCTCGATCGAGCGCAGCCCGCGGTCGCGATCCATCGAGGCGAAGTCGGGGACCCGCGTGATCCAGGGCGCCGGCCAGGACTTGCCGTGCTTGTCTCGCCGGCGGGGGCGCGGCCAGCCCTTCGGGGTCAGGCGCTCGGCTTCGCGCTTGGCGAGGTCGAAGGACGTCATCGGTAGCCGGCGATCCAGTTGATCCGCCGGACCAGGCGCTCGGGCACCGTGAAGCCGACGCAGACGATGTCGTCGGAGTAGCCGTTACCCAGGCTGACGTGGAAGGACATCGTCTCCAGTTCCCAGAGGAAGCCGCACCGCGGGCGCGGGATCGTCCAGAGCGCCCAACCGAACCAGAACGGCCCGACCCGCTTGTCACCACTCCATTTCATCTTCGGGGCCGGCGACCTGCCTCGATCCGCAGGACGCCAGTATCACCGGTGACACTACCGACGCCTAACCTCAGCCGGCCCCGAAGATTCATTCGTCCGGCATCTCGTCGGCCATCCACGCCATGCCCTCGTCGATCGGCGGGCCGTCGTCTTCGGCCGCAGGCGGGGCGCCCAGCATCGTCATCTGCTCGGGCGGCTGCTCGGGCGGGATCGAGTTGGGGCCGAGGGTCGAGCGCTTGCACGGCTCGCAGTAGAAGAGGTCGGGCGCGATCAGAAGCTCGTCGCGATCGCCGCCGCAGTAGGGGCAGATGTCGTGGCGGGTGCCGCGCTCGTCGAGCGGGCGGTCGGGGTAGCGATCGACGGTTACGTGCGTCATCGGGCCAGAGCCTCGACGATGGCCGCCGCGTTCTGGCAGTCAGGGACGCGCGCGAAGGGGAAGCCGAAGATTTGCCAGGCCATCGGGTCCCGGCCGAGCAGGGCCTCTGCCGGCGGCGCGAAGATGCGGGCGCCGCCGCGGCCACCCTCGACCAGGAAGCCCGACGGGTGCAGGTAGAAGCGGCGCCAGCGCTTGCCCGTATCCGGGCGCCTATTCCAGACCTTGAAGCGGAAGGTGCGCCAGCCTCGATCGTCGAAGCCGTGGCGGTTGTCGCCCTTCACCCACTCAATCTCGGTGTGGTTCAGCCGCGCCAGGCGGGCGGCGTATTCGATGGTGATCGCCTCGGCGGCCTTCACCGCTCGGCCTTCCACTGCGCCAGGGTTTCACGGAAGCGATCCTCGGTGCCGTCGGCGCTCTGCCACCACGCGAAGTCGTGCAGGCAGGCGAAGAGGTCGTCGGCGCGCTTCTGGCGCTGGGCGATCCGGGCGCGCTCCACGCGAGCGAAGCTGATGATCGCGGTTAGCTCGGCCGCCAGCGGGCCGCATTCGGGGACCTGGTTCAGGTCGTCGCGCATCCGTTCCAGGTCGGGGAGGCTCTGATGGCCGCCGATCAACTCGTCGAGCATGATGACGTGGGCGCCGTTGTACGCCTCGCCGCTCACCGAAACCGCTCCATCGCCTCGTTTGCCGCCTCCAGGACCTCGCGGCGCGCGTCACGGCGGACCTGCTCGCGCTCGGCATGGTCGTAGCCGTCGACACCGCGCAATTCGGCCTCTCGATCCTGGGACCGGCGCAGCATGTGCATCAGGAAGTCGATGCGGTCCTCGCCCTCGATGCGGGTTCGCTCGTCGCCAGCGAGGACCTCGAAGTATTCGCCGTCAGCCGCGCCGATCCGGGCATACCCGCCGGTCGCCTCGGCCTGCGCCGCCAGCGCCTCGATTTCGTCATAGCTGCGGCGGCTCATAGCAGCGACCCCTCGGGCGCGAAGACGGGGTGGGTGTCGACGTTGGCGCGGTCCCAACTGATCGGGAACTGATGGAAGACGCGGCCGAGCGCGTCCTCGCCCTGGCCCGGTTTGTAGGCGCTGATCTGCTTGAAGAAGAAGGCGACGCCCGCCTCCTGGCAGGCGAAGCGGGCGTCGTGCGCCCAGCCCAGGTTCATCGGCCGGCGGTCGGAGCCGGACTCGCCACCGGCGATCAGCCAGTCGATGCCGGTCAGGTCAAGCTCGGGATCGGTGCAGCCGTCCTCGGTCCAGTCGAAGTTGCCCGGCATCCCGGACGCCCTGCCGCCCGGCTCGGGGAAGTCGTAGAAGACCGGCCCGATCGCCGGCTCGTAGCTGATGAAGCGGCTGAAGGCGGGGGTGCCGGCGAGGATGTTCGCCCGCTCCACGACGTGGCGATCCTCGATCGACGTGCCCAGCCAGACGTTCGGCCAGCCACGCCCCCAGCCGTCGGGCAGCATGCGGTTGATGTTCTCGGGCCGCTTCGTGAGCAGCTGGAAGTCGAGCCACGGGCAGGCGCGGATCAGCGCCCAGACGTCGGGGCGCCACTCATTCGGCCCGGGCGCGTCCTCGAAGACATCGGCGAGGGAGGCGACGAAGACCTTGCGGGGCCGGCGGTCGATCGCCGCGGCGCGGTTCCACGCCACCGGCTTCTCCCAGATTGACTTCGAGGTCCGGCTGCGCTTCTCGGTGGCGCCGAAGAGGTCGCGCCCCATCCGGTTCGTAATCAGCGTCTCGGCGTAGCAGTGCTTGCATCCCTGGCTGACCTTCGCGCAGCCCATCCACGGGTTGAAGGTGTGATCCGTCCAGGCGATCGACGAGTTCTCAGCCACGGTCGACCTCGGTGATCGTCACCGTCAGCGGCGCCCGGAAGCCGACCTCGGCCATCTTCGGCGCCGTGGCGGCGAGGTCGGCGACCGTGTCGGCCAGGCGCGCGGTGACTTTCGCCATCGCCGCCGGTGCGCTCAGGTCGTCGAAGGACTCGTCGAGCAGGCCGCCGTGGTCCTCGTCGGCGATCGGCCCGTTGGCCGTCGACATCTTCACCCGCCAGGCCATCAGCCCGGGTACCCCCGCCGCCCGAATCTGACGACGACGCTGCGCTCGCGGTAGCCGCGCGAGCGCCGGCGCCACCACTTGTTCGGCGGGTAGATGCGATTGACGACGACGACGTCGACGATCCCGTAGCGCTCGGTGCCGAAGTCGTCGACCACACGGACCAGCTGCCCTCGGTAGCCGATGCCGGTGACGACCCTGACCGCGCCGAACAGGCCGATCGCGCCGAAGTCGCCCTGGTAGACCAGCGTGGTCATCCGAGCGCCCAGAGCCAGAAGACGACCAGGCCCACGCTGACGACGTCGATGATCGCCGCCATCAGGCCCTCTTCTCGAACGCGAGGATGCAGTCCTCGGGGACGATCTTCACGTCGTTGATCTTCGCGAAGTGCCCGGCGTGGAAGTAGACGCGGTCGCCGGCCTCGACGTTGATGGTGCAGTCGACGCCGCGCTCGACGACGATCGCCATCTCCGTCTCCGCGCCGCTCATGTTCGGCGGCACCCATAGGCCCTCAGACTCGGGCACGGGGGGATCGGTGACCGTGAGGCGGGCGCCTGCCGGCGTCACCGCTCGAATCTCCGTCTGCTCAGTCATCGAGGCCCCCCCCCCCCGACGATTTGGTGGCCGCCGGCATCAGTCGACATCCTCGTCGTCGGCCTCGCCGAACTCGATCGACTCCAGGCGCTCGACGATCAGGTCGCGCTCGCGGTCGGCCTTCGCTTCGACCTCGCGCTGGGTGTCCTCGTCGGTCCACTCGGCGAGCGCGTCGCGCACCGTTTCGGCGAGCAGGTCGGGCGGCATCGCCTCGGCCTGGCAGGTTTCGTCGGACCAGTTGACCGAGCGGCTGTCGCTCGACTTCGGCGGCGCCGTCGGCAGGTCATGCTCGGCGACCTGGTCCTGGGTGAGCGCGACGCGGATCGGGTTGAACTTCTCTTCGTGGTCGGAGATGAAGCCGCCCCCGGAGTGCCCGGCGATGAAGTGCAGGGCGTCGGTCGTCATGGCGTCGAAGATCGACTCGCCGCTGGGATCGTAGTCGCCGACGTGCAGGAAGACGGTCGGCTTCGAGAACCGCAGGGCGCGCTGGGCGATTTCGTGCGTGACCGTGACCGACGAGAACCCGCCGGTCGAGTAGACGCGGACGCCGAAGTCCTGCGCGACGCGCTCCAGCTGCGGCACCATGCCGCCCGCCTCGCACCACAACTCGATCCGATACTCCTGGCCCTCGCGGGTGTAGCGGTGGTAACCGCGGCCCGAATCCTTCAGGTCCTCCCAGAAGGACGCCGGGTCGACGTACCCCCAGTCACCGCCGGCGGTCGTGGTGCCGTCGTCGCGGATCACGTCGAAGCCGATCATCTGGGCGCGCCTGGCGCGGACCAGCTTCTCGCAGAGGTTCTTGTAGTCGCGCTCGGTCTTCGGGTAGTTGTAGGCGCCGACGAGCCGGTAGAAGATTTGCCGCGCCGTCATCGGCAGGTTCGCGCGGTATTCGTTCAGGATGACCTGGACCTGGTCGATCAGCGCGAGCGTGTCGGGCTTCGGCGACCAGTCGGCGTATCCGCGGGGGCGGGCCATCAGCCAACCTCCCCGCGGATCGTGCGGCCACCGAGGCTATGCTCGTCGAGGACCGCGGCGAGCGCCCACCCGATGCCGGTGCTGGGCACGTAGCAGCGGGCCGCTTCGTGCAGGGTGACCGCGAAGGTGGCCGCGTCGCTGACCGTCCAGTCGTGGGTCCAGTCGGAATGCCGCCCTGGTTCGGGGCCGGCCTTGCGAATCACGTCGACGTAGGGGTCGGCGAGGCGGCGCTCGGCGGCGCGGTACATGGCCTCGACCGCCTGGCCGGCCGTGGGGCCGAAGGCAGAGAGGGACTTGACGACGGCGTTGACTAGCTCGGCCTGCCGGTCGCTGATCGCGGCGCCTTTCGCCAGCAGGGCCAGCGCCCGCGGGTAGCTGCTCGCCATCGCAGGCGGCTGGTAGCCGAACATCGAGGCCGCAGAGGCGGCATGCAGGCGGAAATACTCGCCGCTGGTCAGCTTCTCGTCGAAGCCCTCGGGCGCAGGGCGGGTTGCAGTGGTCATCGTGGCCTCCTGGGGTTGACTTCGGTTCATGGCGCGAACGCTAACAGACGCGCTTGCGCTTTGTCAAGCGGGAGGATTAGGCAGCTGCGGCAGCCGGGGCGCTGCGTTCTTCGGCGAAGCGTTCGACGTCGCGCCGGTAGAAGAGGGGCGCGGCGTTTTTGCCGATAGAGCAGATGGGCTGCGGGAAATCGGGGTGGTCGATCACCGAGGCGACGCCCTGGCGAGTGACCCCGACGATCGACGCTATCTCGTAGCGCCCGACGATCGACCCGGGTTGCGTCTCGGCCCTCACGCAGGGGAGTCTACCCGTCGGCTTGCGCTTGGTCAACCGAGGGCGCCGGCCCCATGACCTCGCGGATGCGCTCCAGGGGCGCGGCGTTGCAGCGGTTCTCGAATTGGTCGCGGGTGCCGAAGACCAGATGCCAGCCGTCGTTGCGCTTCTTCGTGCCGTTCTTGCGCACCGAGACGTAGGGGTCGAAGGCGATCCCGTCGACCGCCAGTTTGCAGACGTCCTCGGCGTGGGCCAGGCGCTCGGCCGGGTCGGTGGATCGGTCCTTGCCCGGGGCGGCCAGCTTCTCCAGGTGGGGGCGGATCATTTCAAAGCGATCGAGGGTGAACTCCGACCGGGGGTGCTTGCACTGGGTGCGCCAGTATTTGAAGACGCGCAGGGCCGCCGGCCAGACGGGCGATTCCTCGGCCTCGGCATCCTTGTCTCGCTTCAGTTCGGCGTGGCGGGCGGCCCACCCACGCACGTCGCGTTGCAGGCCGGCTATCTCGTCTTCGAGCTTCTGGACGAAGTCGCCCAGGACGCCGACGCGCATCCCATCGGGGTCGACGACGATCATCTCGGGCGCCATCGCCTCGGGGGCGGCGGCAAGGTGGCGGGCTGGCTCTGCGCTCAAGGGAAGACCTCCAGTAGGCGTTCGTGGATTCGTCTGAAGTCGGCGCCCGAGCGCGGCAGGTCCCAGAGGATGCCGGCTAGCTCATAGATCGAGCCGTAGGCTTCGCACCCGTAGCAGCGCCAGCGCGTGTCGCGGCACTGAAAGGACGGGGTGCGCTCGTCGTGCGTGGGCAGCGGGCAGAGCAGGTAGCCGCCGTGGTTGGCCTCCACGCCGGTCAGGCGGAAGACGTAGTCGATCGCCTCCAGGTTCAGCAGCCGGCCCTTCTCGCCGTCGAAGCCGTCGTCGACGATGCGCCCGCGTTCCTCGATCGCCCGGTCCCGGTAGGCGCGATCGCGCCAGCGCTGGTTCCAGATTCGCCGCGCGCCCTCGCGCCAGAGGTTGCCCGCCTCGGCGAGCAGCACGCAGGCGCAGTAGTCGGTGAAGTCGAAGCCCGTTTCCACGGCTTCGGCTTCCCTTCTTCTCGACACCAACCGCTGGGCCTCGGTGCGTTTTCGGACCTCGGCCCAGAAGGCTGTCCGCGTGGCAGCCGGGGCGCGGTGAAACTGCGCCATCGTCTCGGTGCCCGGGCGGTTGGCCTCTTCCAGTCCCGCCACAACATCGGCGAAAGTGACCCCCTGGCGGTGACCCTTCGATTTTTCGTCGACGCCGTCTTGCCCCGCTTGCGCCTCGTTTCCGGGCGCAGCGACCCGATGCCCCTCTGACGGGCTAGCAACCGACACGGGGTCCGCGACAGGCATGGTCAGCGGGCGTCGGCGGCGTCGAACGTCGAGGCTCCCCGACGTCGGACGTCGAGGCTGATCGGCAGAAGAAGAAGGACGCCCGCAGCGATTGCGTTGTTTTCGCCGCTCAATGGGGTACGCTTCTACAGTCGATCATCACCGTGACGGCAGCTTACACATAGAGGCCGGGTCCCGTCAACGGACCCGGCCTCTTGTGTGTCTCGGACTTTGCAGGGAAAAGATCGAGCGGTCAGTCGACCTTCTCGATCTGGAGCAGCTTGAACTGATGCTCGCGCTCGACCTCGACCGTCTCGCCGTCGTTGACCTTGTGGATGATCGACACCTTGCGGACCTGAATCCGCGAGACGACCTCGATGACCTCGCCGGGCTGGTACTCGCCGGCCGGGATCGTGATCTTGCCGCCGACCATCTTCGCCGTGGCCTTGTCCGGCGCTTTGCCGCCGATCTTCAGCGACAGCTGGCCCTTGCCCTCCAGGACCAGGTCCGGGGCCTTCTTCTCCGCGGCCTTTTTCTCGGTGCCCTGCTCGTCGGCATGCTCGCCGTCGAGCGGTTCGCCGTTGCCGTTGCCTGCCGCGCCTTTGCCTGCGGGCGGTGCCTCTGCGACTGCTCCCATGCGGGGGACCTCCTGGTCGATATGGTTTGCCGCGCCTCTGGGAAGGGGCGCTGGCGGCATCTTTGTCGCTCGACCGGACGGCTCCCACGGGGGCCGTTTCGTCGTAGAGGGGGCCGCCGTCATATTCCGCTGTCATATTGCGCGGGCGCCGGCTCTAGCTCCCGGGGCGGTTGGTCAGCAGGGGGCGAAGGGCCGCGGGTGCAGAGCAGCTAGTCCGCCCGGCTCTGGATGCCGCTGTCGTCGGGGCGAATGAAAGGTCGGCTGGGAGGAAACGAGCAGCTGATGCCCCGGCGGGAGCGGCGCCCGACTAGACCAGCGCGGCCTGCCCGGCCGGGTCCGGGGTGACAAGGCCCGCCTCTTCGGCGGTGGTGAAGTTCATCGAGCCGACGATGACGACCGTGAACGGCTCGGTCAGGTTGAAGTTGTCGGCGAATAGCTTCCAGCCCTCGCCTCCCACGACCCGGCGGTCGTCGGCGATCACGCCCGCCTGGGTGAGCGAGTCGCTGATCGCGCGCCGCATCTTGTCGTAGTCGTGCGTCTGGGTCTGGTCGGGGTAGGCCGGTGCCTCGGGGCGCAGGACGCGGCCCGCCTTGCGCTTCAGGTAGTCGCCGGCGGGGCGCATCTCATAGAACCAGAGGTCGACGTAGAGGGGGCCGTCGAGCGGGGCGCGATCGCCCCAGCCCGTCTTGGCGACCTGCTTCACCGCCTTCATCCACGGCGCCGTCTTCTTCGAGTCGTGGGTGTAGTTCAGCAGCAGGACGCCGCCCTTCGTGTAGACGAAGGACCCGTCGCCGCGGGTGACGGGGAACGCCTTCTTCGATCCCGCCCCGGCGGCCTGGCCGGGCACCTTGAATCGGAAGCGCTCTGGGCCTCTCTCAGGGACGAAGTCCATGACGGGCACTCTGACCAGGGCCGGGGACGGAACGGGCGCGAGGCGGCGGGAGGCGAGGCCTGGATGCGCACGACGGGAATCGAACCCGCGACCTGTGGCTTGAAAGGCCACCGCTCTTTGCGACCCGAATTACCAGGCCGCGTTGACCACTGAGCTACGTGCGCCCCGGGAGCGTATACCCCCGGGGCGCGGCGTCGGCCTTTCAAGAGGCTGCGCCCAGAGGGCCGCCTAAACCCCCGCCCTCCGGTTTCTGAGTGGGTAGCTATCTCCCACCGTGACCGGCGCTCTTTTGTCGACCCCCGCGGGTGCCAGTAGGCAACTGAGCTATGGGCGCTCGGCGGCGAAGACTAGCGCAGGCGCGTCTTGGAATGCATGGCGCCCGGGGTGAGCGGCGCCCGCTCGGGCTGGTTCTTCTGGCGGCCCTTCATCCAGCCGCCGCCAGTGCGCGTGTGGCGCTTGGCGATCTTCTTCGCGTTGCGATTCCGGCGAGGCACACGGGCAGCCTAGCCCGGCGTCTCGCCCCCATCGTGCAGCGGCGCCAGGGACGCGATCGCATGCAGAATCGTGGAGTGGTGGCGACCGCCGAGCGCTCTGCCGATTTCCGGCGACGAGTAGCCGGCGACCTGGGCCTCGGCGGCGGCGATCGCTCGGGCGCGGCAGATGTATTTGCGGCGGCTGGCGCCCTTCAGGTCCTCCCACTCGACGCCGAGGCTGCGCCCGACGCGGGCGAGCAGCTGCGGTAGGGATTCGTCGGGCTGGTCTGGCCGGGGCGGCGGGTCGGTGGGGATCACGGCGACGTTGGCGAGCGCCACGGCGTGATCCTCCCAGCCGTTCACGGCGTCTCGCGGACGATGTCGACGCGGATGACCTCGACGCGCGGCTTCAGCTTCACCCGGATCAACTTCGGCTCGCGGTTGACGCCGACCTCGAACTCGACGTCGGTGACGTCGTCGGGGCCGAACATGCGCCTGGTCAGGGCGACTCGCACCCAGCCCGGCAGGCGCTCCCACTGCTCGGGCGTCATCGCACTTCCACCGGGATCGGCTCGTTGACGTCGACGCTCGACTGCCGCGTGGCCTCGCCGGGTCGGTAGGCGGTGACGTACCAGACCGGCACGGTGGCCCCGATCGGGAAGGCGGCCAGGACCTTCAGCCGCTCCCCGCGGGCGTCGCGGATGTACTCGCCGCGGGTCAGCTTCGGCGGCGTCTTCTCGCTCCACTCGGCGCCCTCGATCGGATCGTCCCAGGGGTCAGTCACCTTCGGCCTCGACCTTCGCGATCAATTCGCGCGCCTCGGGGGTGACGTCGATGCCCGTCTCGAAGCAGTCCAGGCAGGGCTGCCGGCCCTCGCCGAGGTCGTCGACGTAGCGCTTACCGTCGCAGAGCAGGCACTCCAGGCCGGCGAGCTTGAACTCGATGACGTGGACGCGCTCGACGAGGAAGTCGACGCCGCCGTTGATCTTCTCCCAGCCCTCGAAGAACGCCTGGCGGTGGGCGAATCCCTCGGCCTGCGCCTGGGCATCGGTGAGGTCGACGAGCGCGGCGATCCGCCGGCGCGTGACCTTGCATTCGGCGACGCGCCGGACACCGCGGCCGGGGTTGACGGTGAAGACCATGCCGACCGGGTAGCGCCAGGTGCGATCGTGCGTCATCCCGGTCGGTTCAGCCCACGGCGAGCGCGGGTTGTCGCTGATCCGCCGCCGCGTCGCCGTCTTCTGGCCCTTGACGATGGCGATCGCCAGGGCCTCGGTGAACATCATCGCCCTGGCTCCAGCTTTCGCTTCGCCTCTTCGGCCGCGGTGCGCTGGCGCTCGGCGGTTTCGCGCTCGGCCTGGCGGGCCTGGCGCGCGGAGCGGCGAGCGGCGCGTTTGTTGCGCCGGTTCGCCCTTTCGTGGGGGGACTTCCCGCGCTTACTCACTGGCGGCAGGCTCGGCGGCGGTCGTCGGCTCGACTCGCTTGGCCCGGAAGCGCGGGCGCGGGTCCTCTTCGACCGTGCATTCGGTCCAGTTGCCGATCGGGACCGCGATCGCCCGCTCGATCCCGGCGTCCCCGCCGGCGTCGACGGCCATCTCGACGGCGCGCTCGGCCCGGTCGGCTTGGTGGATACCGAGGTCGGCGAACTTCGGCGCCTCGGCGACGTCGACCTCACCGACAACTTGCAGCACTTTGTAGTAGCGATCGTCTGGCATCAGGCATTCCTTTCGTAAGCCGACGACCAACTCGCCGGCGGGGGTACGGGGCGAAGGGCGACTAGCCCGTCGATGGGGTGCAGGGCGTCCTGCGGGACGAAGAAGGCCGGGCGATCGTCGCCGGTGGGGTCGCACCACCACTCGTCTTGCTTGCCCGCAGCGGCGGCGAGGAAGCCGCAGAGACGAAACGTGGGCACCGCGCCGGTGACGAGGATGAAGAGGCCGACGTCCTGGTCGTCGCGGTGGAGGATCAGGCGCCCATCGGCGCGGGCGCAGTGGCGGACGTGGATGCCGAACCCGAGGTCGCCGTGACGATCATCGTCGGGGGTCGCCGTGATCGGCCAGTAGACGCCGAGGCCCTTCGCTGCCGCCATCTCCGCGCAGGCGGCCTCGATGTCGCCCGACCAGTCGGCGCCGGCGGCCTTGCCGTGGCGGTGGGCGCTGCCGTTGGCGCGGTTTCGCAGGCAGCGCGACTCCCCGACGCGGGCGCCGATCGCGACCTCTGACCAGGTCAGGGTGACGTTCACTCTGCCGCCACCTTGCGTTTCTTGAATTCGACCGACGTGCGCTTCTTGACGTGGTCGTCGCGGTTGAACGGCTCGCCGAAGTTGGCGGCGGCCTCGGCGGCGGCGAGCAGGTTGTCGCGGTCGGGCACTTCGGTCTTCTCGACATCCTCGAAGACGAGCGCGAGGTCCTTGCCGATGCGGACGCCCCTGACCTCTTTGTCGCCGACGATGAACGCCTCCAGGTCCTCGGGCAGGATGGCCTCGGCGGCCTTCTTCAGGCGGCGTTTCAGCCGTTCGGCCGAGCGCGTCATGAAATGCCACTTCTCCCCCGCCTCGGCGAGGTCGTCGGGGGTCTGGAGGTCGGCCATCTGCGACTCCGGGCGCAGCACTCGGGGCAGGCGGCAGGCGACCTCGGCGGTGCATTCGGTGCAGTGGTTGCCGGGAGTGGGCTGCCACTTGCGCTTGCCGATGCAGACCTCGCGCAGGCGGTGCAGCTGGAGGTCGAGGTCGTCGCGGAACGCCTGGACCTGGAGGCGGTCGACTTCGACACGGCGCTGGTCGATGCCGTCGTCGCGCAGGATGCGGGGGAATTCGAGGTCGAGGATGAAGCGGTCGAAGTTGCCGAGCGGCAGCCCGTCGTCGGTGATCCCGAAGGCGGCCACCACGGCGGTCATGTTCAGCTGGTAGTTGCCGGCCCAGCGCGGGTTGCCCTGCGCGTCCCACGCCTGGGCGCGGAAGTCTTCGGAGTCGGGCGGCCAGGCGGTCTTCCAGTCGCGGATGCGCAGGACGCGCGGTTCCGGTTCTTCGAGCAGGTCGGGGCGGATCAGGACGCGGAAACCGCCCGTCTCCAGCGTCAGCGTCTTCTCGACCCCGATGATCGTCTTGGGGTCGAAGCGGGTGCCGCGGCAGAAGTGGTCGATCATGTAGCGGCAGGCGTCGCGTTCCTCGGCGCTGATCTGCATCTCGGGGTTGTCGGCCATGACCTCGTAGAGGATTTCGCGCCCGTACTCGGGGGGAATCTGGTCTTCGCGCTGGGTCGCCAGCTGTTCGGCGCGTTCGCCGGCGGTGACCTCGTACTCGAAGTCGGTGCCGGCGGCCGTGGCGGTGCGCTGGCGGTGGGCGTCGATCAGCAGCCGGATCAGGCGGTCGATCGTCTCATGCACGATGGAGCCGCGGTTTAGCTCATGCGTGGCGCCGCCGCCGCGGTGCTGGAGGTAGAGCAGGGCGGCGCCGTCGCAGCGGTCCATCGCCCGCAAGAACGTCTGGGAGGGCGTCCAGTCGGGGTTGTCGAGGACGGATGGCTGGGCGTCCTCGGGGATCGGGGGCAGGTCGCGCCAGTTGACGGCGCGCGGCTCGTCAGGCATCGCTCGGGAGGGGGCGCAGCGCAGAGCGCTCGGCCATCGCCAGCAGCCGGTCGCGCACGGCGATCGTGTCGGCCAGGTGGTCGGCGAGCGCCCGCCCCGGCATCGGCACGTCGGCCGCCGCTGCGTTCAGCGCCTCCCAGATGTCGCGGGGGAAGGCCAGGCTGACCGGCATCTCCCCGCCGACGGGAACCTCGGTCCAGTCGTAGCCGGCCCCCGTGGGGGTCCATACCCGGGCGACCGACCCCAGCCCATCCTGGATCACGTACACGTTGACCATCATCGTCGGCGCGTCGAAAACGACCTCAGCCCTCATGCTCGTCACCCTCTCGAATCGCGGTTACCTGGCTGCCGTAGGCCCAGTGGCCCCCGAAGTCGAAGACCGCATACGGCAGCAGCGCGGCCTCGATCTGCGGGACCTCGACGGCGGTGGGCAGGTCGCCCTCGACGCCGGGCGCCCACTCGCCGACGCCCTCGGCCGCGATGTCGCGGTTCGGGCATAGGCTGACGGCGATCCGCTTGATCTTCAGGTCGAGGCCGTGGTCGGAGACTGCGAGGCGCATGCCGACCGCGATGATCGTGTCGGGCGGGAAGGGCAGCGTGACCGGCGCGAGCGTGTAGGTGTCGTCAGGCATCGCCCTCGCCTCCCTTCTCTTCGGCCTCGGCGAGCGACTTCTCCAGCGAGTCGACCCGCTCGCCGCGAGAGGCGCGGCGCTTGGCCTTGTCGATCGCCTTCTTCGCCTCGGTGCCGCCCAGCTTGTCGTGGGCTTCGGCTTCGAGGACCCCGAAGCGCTCGACGTCGGCGAGCAGTTCGGTCAGGTTGCCGACGAAGTCAGCGAGCCGATCCTCTGAGTGTTCGCGCTGGGCCAGGGCGGCGTCGAAGGATTGGTCGGGCAGGGCGCTGTCGTCGACGGCGCGGATGTCGTCGCGCAGCTTGCGGGCGTCGGCCAGCAGGTCGATCGCCTTCTCGCTCGCGGCCGGTGCCGGCCCGCTGGCCTGCTCGGCGCTGCTGTCGTCGGCGACTTCGCCCATCCCGACCGATCCCTCGGGCGCGTCGCCGTGATCGAGCGGCGCCCCGAAAGCCTCGGTGCCGTGGTCGCGCAGCCAGTCCTCGTAGCGCCCGCGCAGGTAGGCTTCGACCGCCTCGGTCAGGTAGCCGGCCCGGCCTTTGCGGTTGCCGTGGGTGACGCGCTTGATCGTCGGCGTCCCGTCACCCGCCTCGGAGCCGTCGTCGGTGCAGGTGAGGCGAATCTCGGGCATGGCGTAGATCGACTCGCCGATCCCGAAGCGCACCGCCGGCCGTTTCAGGGCGTCGGAGTGGACCGCCTTCAGCTTCATCTCGTCGGTGCGCCCCTGGGCTACGCCGAGGTCGATATGCGTCTGGTCGAAGACGGTGAGTTCGCCGAGCAGGGCGTTGGTCGCGCCCTCCACGCGGATCGGCTTCTCTGACCAGTTGCCGCCGACCACCTTGTTCAGCCGGGCGCTGACCAGGCGGGCGTCGATGTAGCCGACGACGATCGCGCCGTCGGCGGTGCCCTCGCGCGGCCATTCAGACTGCACCTTCCACTTCACGGCGCCGGGTGCGAAGGGCCGCCGAAGCAGGGGCAGAGCGTCGGTAATGTTGTCGACAGGCATCGGCGTCTCGGCCGGCGCGGGGTCAGTCATGGGGGCGTCTCCTATGTCGTGGGAAGGGTGCTAACGGGGTGAAGTCTATGCGTCGGTGGGGACGGCTGCGGGTCGACATCGAGGCCGATCAGGGCGGCGCCGAAGCGATCCTCGAAGGCGCGTTCCAGGCCCCAGTCGAGGGCGAACTCGATGACGCGATTAGGCACTTGGTGGTAGCCGATCGGCAGGGGCGGCGTGGCGTGGTTGTCATAGCGCCGGTGGTGGCCTTCGCAGCCGACCTCGGCATTACGGGGGTCCCAGGCGGCGATGTAGACGAGCGCCCCGCGGTCGAAGCCGTCCATCATCGCCGTGATCGTGTCGTCGGGAAGCGTCGGGTAGTAGCCGGCGGTGGGCAGGGCCGCGCGCAGCGTGTCTTCGACCGTGCCGCGGCGCAGGAAGTGGAAGCGTTCGAGCGGCCCCTTGCAGGGGCGCCGGCGCTCGTCGTGCTGGGCGAGCCAGCAGCGCCCCAGCGCGCCTTTGTAGGGCGGCGCAGGCCGAGGGCGGGCGATGCCGGCGAGTTCCGGGACGCCCTCGGCGAACGCCGCCTTCACCCAGTCCCCGCCCTTCGGCTTAGCCACCGCAGAACTCCGCCAGTTGCGCCGCCAGGTCCTCGTTCTGGCCCGACCCTGGGTGCCGCAGGATGGCGATTGCAGAGCGGAGCCGGACGCCGTCCTCGCCGTAGACGACCTCGGCGAGACGCTGCTGCGAGACGGAGCCGAAGAGGCGGTAGCAGACCATCTGCGCAGGCAGCCCGATCGCAGTCGCGTTCCGCAGGTCGACGGCCGTGGGCAGGCGGCCGTTGTCGGCGACGTAGTCGCGCAGCGCCTCGCGAGCCTCGTCGAACGTCCATTCGGGCCGCTCGATCAGGTGCTTGCGGGGCCGCAGGCCCGCAGCGGTTAGGGCCTTGTTGAGGGTGCCGTGGTAACGCCTGACGGTGTTTGAGTGCGGCAGGTTGGGATCGGCCGCGAGGTCGCGGTAGACGGGGGTCTGGCCGTTGACGCGGGTGTAGTGCTGGAGCGCGATCAGGACATTGTCGGGCGTCCACCCCCGGCACGACCCGCAGTTTCCTTCGACCGCCCGCCTCCGGGCCTCGGTGACCGGGTCAGAGAGGGCGATGTGTGAGTCGAAGTCGACTTCCTCGATCGCAAGCTCGACGGGGGCTTGGTCCTCGGTGTCCTCGGCGAAGGCGTCGAGCGACGAGTTGCCGCGCTCGCGGCGCCGAAGGGCGTTCCGCAGGCGATCCCGGGCCTTCGTGACGACGAAGGGTGCGGTCAGTGGTTCGCCCCTTTCCAGCATCTCGGCGACAGCGGTCTGCACCGCTTCTTCGGCGTCGTCTCGGTTGGCGCGGGAGTGCGCCCCCCGGACGGTCGGCAGGACGTCCTCGAAGTCGAATGCGACCGCCGCGGCCATCAGTCGAGGTTGGTCGTCTCTTTGATCGCCCCGTCTGGCGCGATCTGGAAGCGCCTCGGCGGCTCGTCTTCGCGGAATGACTGCACCGTAAGGGTCCAGATGCGCGAGCCGTCTACGTGGCGCAGGAGGCTCGCGCGCTGCGTCGGGTCGTGGGCGAGGCCGCGCACCGTCAGGCCGCCGATGGCCTTCGCCTGGTTGTCGGTCATCGTGAAGTCCGCGTCGACCTCCCGCAGCGCCCAGCCCTGCCGGTGAGCGCGGGCGACCTGCGCCGCGCCGCGGGCGTCATCGGCTTCGATCATGCGGACGGTCTTCGCGCCGCGGGTCCACGTTCCCAGATAGCGCCTCATGACCCCAGCCCATCGCTCGTCGACATCTCGCCGGCCTCGGCTAGGCGAGGATCGAAGACAAGGTCGGCTCGCCACATATCGCTGGGTTCGGTGTAATAGCTGATCGAGGCGATCCCGTAGCGGGTCGTGCCGCCGTCAGGGTGGTCGAGGATCAGGTAGTCGCCTTCATTCAGCCCGCGGCCCCAGCCCTTCGCGACCGCCCGCTGGCCGCCGTCTACCGGCTCGAAGGTGTAATCGTGGCCCCAGCCGCGGTTCGCGCCGCTGTAGTCGTGCGTCGCCGGCATCAGCTGACCTCGCGCGTCATCGTGACCTCGCGGCCCGTTTCCTCGTCGACCCACCGATACGGCCAGTCGACGCCTTCGTCGAGGTCAGAGAGGACCAGGTCGGCCGGGATCGGCGTCAGGTCCTCGAAGCGCGCCGCCGCCTCATTGAGCAGCAGCCCGTCGTATTCCTCTTCGCGGTCGAGGTAGGGGTGCGCGTCGACGATCCGGTAACGGAAGACGGGCGCGGCCATCAGTCGGCCCTCGTCGCGGCGATGAACTTCGCCTGGTTGATCGGGTCGACGGTGACGCGCACGACCTCGCGGTTGCCCAGCAGGGCGGCGACCTTCTCGCCGACGTAGGCGGGTTTCAGCGCCTCCATGTACTCGGTCGTGACCGAGCGCCGCTTGCCGGTGGCGGTCTTGCGGCGCCGCGTGGTGCGGATTTCGTAGAAGAACATCAGCGACTCCCTTGATCGACTCGGTTCATGGCCCGAGCCTATCGGGTGCGCTTGCGCTTTGTCAAGTCAACGAAGAAGCGCCCCACTCGGGGGCGCCTCGTCGACCGCTTCGCCGGATGTCTTCGCAGAGCCGGCCGGGATACTCGCCACGCGGCGACCCGATGGCAGCTAAGCAGGCGGCGCGCCGGGGTTGGCGGCCGCCCCAGGTTTGCCGGCCGGGGGGACCTGCGGAGCCTGGGGCAGCCGGTCGATGACGGCGTCGACGATCTGGTCGACGACCTTCGGGTCGACGCCGACCGACTTCGCAAGCTCGAACTGGCCGCGGGTGTGCAGCCACTTCAGCGCGAGGGCGATGATGCCCCCCACGACGGCCGTGACCCAGGCTGTCGCTTCGGCGGGCGCCAGGTGCATGCCGAACCAGGTGTTCGCCTTCAGGGCGATGAAGCCGCCGGCGAGGGCCAGGAACGGGGTGACGACGAAGGTGATCCAACGGCTGATATTCGAGGTCGGGTCCATGCTTCTCCTAGCTGGTCGGGGGCCTGACGATGACGTAGAGGCCGTCGCCGAAGAGGTCCCAGCTGCCGTTGCAGCCGATGTTGATCGCGGAGTCGCCGTGGCCGGTCGTCGTCTTGGCCTCGGGGTCGAGGACGCGCTCGACGTGGTGGCCGACCGTGTCGCCGGCGTAACGCAGGAAGACGACCAGGTCGCCGCACTGCACCTTGCCGGTGACGCGGTGGCTGAACTCAAGCTCGGTTCCCGTGTAGCCGCCGACTCGGAAGCCGTCGGGGCCGGACGGGGAGGGGTCGCCGGTGACGAAGCAGGTGCCGTCGGCGTAGGTCGAGCAGTCGTAGATGCGCCCCTGCGGGTAGTGGTAGATGGCGTGGGCGTAGTCGCGCGGGCCGCCTTCCATCGAATAGTAGGCGGGGCCGACGGTCGCGGTGCCGGCGTTGTAGTTCGCCATCGCTTTCACCTGCACGGCGTGGGCGCGCTGCTCCAGGGTGCCGCCGCGAATCTTGTTGTGGCCCTCGAAGGTGACGCCGTGTTCTTTGGCCCAGGTCGCGAGTTCGGCTTGCAGCCTGGCTTCGAGTCCTTCGAGGGTGGCGATCGCGCCCTGTTCGCGGCGCAGGCGCCCTTTCCAGTAGGTCGCCTTGACGTGGGAGCGGGTGGCGCGGCGCTTGAAGGTCGCCGCCCGCAGGGGGTGCCCGTGTGCTTCGGCCTTCAGCTGCTTGCCGTGCTGGGTTTCGGCGTGTTCGCGCCAGACCTTGTGCCGGCGGCGAGACTTCGCGAGGTCGGCCCGGCGGCCGGTGAGGCGGTCGGCCACTCGCTGAAGGCGTTCGCGAATCTTCTGCACGGCGGGGACTCTACGCGCCGCGCCAGACCCCTTCAGCCCGCCGGCAGGTCGGCGCGTAGTTCCCTCGCCTGGCGGTGGCAGTCTTCGAGGGGGAAGATTCGGGTCGTGGCGAGGATGTGTTTCAGCTTCGGAATCGCCGCTCTGTAGCGGTGGAGGAATTTCGCCCTGATTTCAAGCTCGGCGGGGGAGGTCGACGGCGGTGGCGATGGCCCTTCGTCGATCGCCGTCAGCAGCGCCCCCGTCGTGAGCAGCAGGACGCTCGCCAGGACGCGCTGGTTCTTGGCCCGCACCTGATACTGCACGGTGAGGGCATGGCGACTTTTGCAGGCGTCTTCGACGGTCGTAATGACCTGGTCGATGCTCGCCGCGGTGCCCTTCTGGACGTTGATCCGGGTGCCGACGTTCCAGGCCGTCGAGGCGAGGAAGAGGACGATGGCGATGGCGAAGATTCGGCGACGCCAGCGAACTTCGGGCTGGACTTTGATGTCCTCGCTCGTCATGGGTGCCCGCCGGCCGAGAGCGCGAAGGTAACCGCCGAGCCGAGCGCCGACACGGCGAGGGCGATGACGGCGGCGATCACGCGGTTGTTGGAGGCCCGGTTGCGTTCGCCTTCCTTTTCGACCACCTTCTTAATTTCGGCGATGTCGGCCTGCATCTCGGCGCCGTCGCGCTGCAAGATGGCGATGTCGGTGTTGTGGCCGCTCTGCCTGACCTCGATCCCGCCGACCCGCTTGTGGAGCCGACTGACGCCTGACTTCAGGTCGCGCACTTCGTAGGGAATCGAGTTCCCCTCCATCAGCGCCCGCCTGGCCGTGAGGTCATGCCTGGCATCTTTGCAATTTCCGGCCGCCCCACCCGGCGCTATGATTCCCGCCCAGAGTGATCGCGTCCGACCTGGGGTTCGACAGTCTCATGGCCTCGCTATCAGCGGTAGGGGCCGCGTCGTTGCTTCCTCTGCCGGGCGTCGACGAGCCGACCTCGGCGCCTGACTACATGTGCCGCGCCCTGGCGCTGCTGCGCGACCGCGAGGTCCCCTTCGAGTCCGCCTGGTCGTCGGCGATCAACCGCATCCAGGCCCCGCAGGGATCGGGCGGCGCTGTCGAAGACCCGGCGATGCGCTCCCTGGTCCTCGAAGAACGCCAGCTGCTCGAAGAGGCGCGGCCGATCTGGCGGGCCGTCTACGAAGGCCGCCCGGTCCTCGATGCCGACCGCCACGACCACGGGCGCGCGGCCCTGCGGCGCATCGCCCCGGCGGTCAGCGCCGCCTTCGACCGCCTCGATGCACGATCGCCTGCACCGCTAGGGTTTGGCGCCCCTGCGCGGAAACAGGCGGCATGATCGCAGCCCACGTAGCCCTCGCCCTGGTCCTCGCCCCGATCGCCTACTGGCTGTCGGGGCGCATCCTGACCCGCTAGGGTTCTCGCCGAACCTGTAAGCGAAGCAAGGCCGGGAGGCCCCAGAACGCCCCACTAGCGCCGTCCGTTCGGCGGCGCTCACCGACAGGAGACAACGTGAAGCGACTCGCCCTGGCGGCGGTCGCGGCCCTTGCATTTGCCGTGCTGGCCGCGCCCGCCGCATCAGAGAACACAACGCACCACCATACTCGCCCGGAAGCCCGATGTCTGCTGGGTTCCTTCGAGGTCTTCAGCGGTCGAGTTTGGCGCCCGGCGCGCTGGCGCCGCGGTGCGCCACCCGCCTCGACGATCGCCGCCGCTCACGCCCGGATCGGCTGCGCCCCGACCGCCAGCCACCGCAAGGCGATGAAGGCGACCTGGCGCCGGGACCGCGCCGCCTACTACCAGCGCCGGCACTATCGCCTGCGGTGGGGCAGATGCACCGACGCCGGCCCGATCACCGACTGCATCCACGGGGCCGCGCTCACCTACGGGGCCGACGAAGGCTGGATGCTCGCCGTCATGTACTGCGAGTCGACCGGCAACCGCTACGCCCACAACGCCTCGGGCGCTGAATCGTGGTTCCAGTTCCTCCCCTCGACCTGGGAAACGACGCCCTACGGGGGCCGCGACATAACGTCGGCGAAGTGGCAGAGCCTCGCGGCGGCGTGGATGGACGTGGTCGGCAGGTCGGGCGAGTGGGTCTGTCAAGGCTGACCTGACGCGCCCTCGCGGCGCCTCGCGGGAATTGAAGGGTCGGCCTGGCCCAGTCCCCGCGAGGCGCTTGCAGGCCCCCAGAATCGCTGAGGATGCGCGAGACACACCGCGCCCATCGAAGGTATCAGGCGTGGGCTGGGCCTACGGTTCAAACGTGCGGTAGGCAAACCACGTTTTGAACCCGGCTTTGACGTCGGCCCAGGTGGGGAATTCGACCGACACTTTCGCCTCGCCCCAGGTCCAGGCGACGCGGGTGTTGAAGAAGAGGACGATGCCGATCGGCTTCTGGAAGCGGATCAGGTCGGCGATGATGCCGGCGGGGTCAGGCGTCTCGGCTTCGATCGTTTCCAGGCGCAGGCGCCACGCCGAGCCGGTGTAGCGCTCGGTCAAGACGACCGCTTTCGTGCCCGTCAGCCGGCGCTTGATGACGGCTTCGATGGATTCCACGCGCCCGCGGCTCAGGGCCTCGGGGGTCTGGACGGCCGCGCGCCGGGCGGCTTCTTCCATCTCGGGGGTGAGGATCGCGCCCGAGAACTGGGCCAGGTAGGGCAGCGCCTCGGCGGGGCAGCGTTCGGGGTCGAAGACGACCGCCCACGCCGGCAGGTTCGTAATGTCGTCGATCAGGTAGGTGTGCAGGAGGTCCAGCCGGCCGGTGACGATCGCCATGCACATCTTGAGGCTCGCCCAGTCGTTGGCTTCGTCGCCCTGGGTGAAGGCAGGCGCGAGCGCTTCGTACAGTTCCTCGGCAGCTGGCGAGGCTTCCGGTCGCGGCATGGGCTAGGTGACCGTGATCGTGTCTGGTTTGGGCAGCGGCGCCGCCCCGACCAGGGCGATGTCGGCCGCGGCCATCGCTTCGACGCCCTTGCGCCATTTCAGCAGCGAGTAGTGATCGACGCCCTCGGCATCGTTGACGACGGTGACGAGGTCCTGGAAGCGCAGGGTGGTCGTGTTGGCCCAGGTCGCGTCGTCACCGGGTGGGTCCTGGAAGGCCGTGAGCGGGTTCAGGAGGGCTTCGATCGCGGCTTTCGCGTTGGCGGCGGCGGCGGCTTTCGAGTAGCCCTGGGAGGGCACGACTTCGGCTTCGACGTCGATCAGGTTGTAGTCGGCGTCGACGACGAAGAAGATGTAGTTGACCTCCCGTTTTTCGGCGAGGACGGCCTCCAGGGCTTCCTTCGCCCAGATGGGCGCCACGCCGCCCAGGTCGCCCGTGACCGCCACGGTGGTCGTCTTCTCCTGTTCGTCTTCTTCGGTTTCGGCGTTGTAGTTGTCGAGGACCGTGACGCGCCCGATGCCGGGCACGTTGCGCGAGACGATCGCGACGTCGTTGGCGACCACGACGCCTTCGATGAAGGTCTGCATCGTTTCGGCCAGGCGCCCGAGGAAGTGTTCGGGGTCCTCGGCGTCGACGCCGTTGTCAGACAGGCCGACGATGTCGATCCTTTCGACGTAGCCGAGGGCGTCGATCAGGATGCCGGCGCCTTCTCCGACCCCGTTGCCGTCGAGGCCCGCCACGGTGGCTTCGAGGATGACCTCGCCGACTTTGGTGGAGGTCGAGCCGGGCGGGATTTCGACGTCGGCGACGACGATGAAGCCGACCCGCTCGTCACCGGAGCGGGCGATGTCGACCTGGGTGCCGGCTTTGATCGTGTAGCCGAGGGCGTCGCGCACCGTCCAGGTCGACAGCACGGTCGCTTTCTGGGCTTCCTGGGGGACCACGTTGACGATCTGGCGGCCCCACTCGTTGAAGATCGTGGCGTCGACGCGGGCGGCCAGCTGAATGAAGGGCCAGACCAGGCGCCAGACGATCGCCTGCAAGAGGATCATCTCGTACTCGCCGAGGTTGGAATCCCAGCCTTCGAGCTGGGCCTCCATTTCGGCGACCGCTTCTTCGAGCATCGCCTGCGGCGTGGCTTCGATCGGCAGGCTGGCGAACTTCGTCATGGCCCCAACCCTACGTTGACCAGGACCGCCCCGATCAGGTCGCCGACTTCCTGGCTGGTCTGCACGTTGGCCCGAGGCTCATAGCGGCTGATCTGCTCCAGCCATTCGTCGACGTCGATCGGCATCGTGTCGAAGGTCGGGTCCTCGACGCCGAAGTCGATGTCCTCGATGCGCGAGCCGCGCTCGAAGGCGAGGATCGCGTACACGCAGGCCGCCACGTTCTCCTGGGAGTCCTGCTCGCAGATGCCCAGGCGCCCGTTTTCCAGGCGCAGCGGTATGCGCAGCTTCGGGACGCGCCCGCCGAAGCCGGCACGGATCGTCGAGGCGGTCGTGACGGCGACTGGTTCGTTGACGTAGAGGCCGTCGAGGACGGCTTCTTTGAAGGCTTCGTGGGAGGCCGTGGAGCTATCTATCTCCCATTCGAGTTCGCCTTCGTTGTGGCGGTTGAAGTAGAAGATCGCGTCGATCCGCGGGAAGACTTCGGGGATCGTCTCCAGCAGCCCTTCGCGGAACCAGTGCGGCTTGTCCCCGCCTTCCTCTGCCACGCCCGTCTCGCCGATGATGAACGGCTTGGTCGACAGGCCCATCAGGCAGTGGTAGGTGTAGAAGAAGATTTCTTCGATCGTCGCCCAGCCCTCTTTTTTGAGTTCTTCGTTGTAGAAGGCCGACGAGTAGCCATCGGCGCCCACGAAATCGACGTAGGCGTCGCCGGGGAAGTAGGGGAAGAAGTCGTGGATCGTTTCAAACTTCGTGCCCTCGCCGCGGTCGTAGTCGATCGAGGGGCACCAAAACCAGAGCGCGTTGGTGGCGCCTTTGGCTTTGAAGCGTTCGACGATGTAGCGCCAGCCGGCGATGTAGCTGTCGGGCGGGGTCCTTTCCCCGAACATCCACGACAGGTTCATCTCCCAGAAGGGGCGGATGATGACCGGCTTGCCGTAGGCGGCGATGATCGCGGCCTGTTCGTCGATGTAGGCGTCGCCGGCGCCCGCGGCGATTTCGGCCAGGCTCGGTTTGTGCGTTTCTTCGTTGGTTTCCCAGGAGATGGTCGGCACGATTTTGCGGGCGTCGAGGGTCCTGATGTCGGCCGGGGTCAGGATCGGCTTGCCCCATTCCCGGTACATGCCGATGTAGTCGGGGCGCCCAAACTCGCTGATGATCCCGTCGAGGACCGCGGGGTCGTTGGGGACGTGGTGGGCGTACTCGCCCCAGTCGATCGAGGTCGGGCGCGCCGGCACCGCGACCGTCGCCACCGAGGCGGTGTCGAACCAGAATGAGAACGGGTTGCCGTCGACGCGCTTCAAGACCAGGCGGATCGTGGCCCCGATCGGCGGCGCGGAGAATTCGTAGGCCAGCTGCACGTAGCGGGTGCTGATCGGGCGCGTGAGCAGCTGGAGGTTTTTCTCGTTTTCGAGGGTTTCCGCTTCCCACTGGCCGGTGCTGAAGTTGAGGAACAGACCGCCCATTTCGCCGCCGACGATCTGGAGTTCGGCGCAGACGCGGTAGTTTTCGGCCACCGCGGCGGCGTCGACGTGCTGCCAGACGCTCAGGTGGCAGCGCTCGTTGGCTGCGAAGGCCGCCATCGTCTGTTTGATCCCGCAGCCGGGGCCAGTGGTCGTGCCTTTGACCGCCTTCGTGCCGGCGTGGACGTCGACTTTCTCTTCGGCGATCGTCTGGGTGCCGATCTTTTCCCAGCTGGCGGGGACGCCGGCGACGAAGGCCCCCTCGAAGTCGCCGTTGACTACATGCTCCATTACTCGGCCTCGACCGGCCCGGTTACCCGCGCCCTGCTTTCGTCGCGCCACTGGAGGTAGCCGGGCAGGAATTCGGGTGTCTCGGGGAAGGCGTGGATCAACTCGCCCATCGCGCCGACCAGGTACTCGATGATCGCGACCCGATGCTCCTCGCCTTCGAGGCCGTAGGCCATCTGAAGGTCCTCGACCACGTCCATCGCGGCGACTCGCAGCGTCCCGGTGACGATCCCGTCCTCGGCGGCAGCGTCGTGGGTGGCCTGGCGCATGCGGCGGTTGCGCTCGCGGATGACGTCCTCGGTGGCCCCGGGCTGGGTGAAGTCGAGTTCCTTTTCCTGACGCGCCCGAGCGGCTTTGGCATTTCGCCTCTTCGCCGTCTTGCGCCGAGCGCCGCGCCCCTTAGGCACTGGGAGTCCCCATTCCTTGATGCTAGATGACGAAGAAGACGCCGTCGAAGCCGATGCTGATGCCCGTTTTCAGGGCGTTCAGGCAGGTGACGGCGCCCGATGCTTCGACCTTCCCCGCCCGGACGGCTTCGGTGGTCGGCTCGGTAACCAGGCGGGTCGAGGCGGGGCGGCCACCCACGGGAATCTTGAACAGCACGGCGTTGGCCGCGACTTCTTCCCCAGCTTTGCATTTCATCGACCCGCGCAGGTAGACGGTTCCGTTCTCGACGGCGTATTCAATCGTCGAGAAGGACGCTTCCAGTTTGGCGTTCACTTCTTCGACGGCTTTCCAGATCATTTTGCCGACCAGGACGCCGGTTTCGTCGACCGTGTCGTCCTTCTGGCCGGCGAGTGTGCCGTTGGTCGCCGCCGAGGTCCAGCCCAGGTAGAAGTTGCGGTAGGAGAAGACCTTGGTTTCGGCCGAGAGGTTCTGGAGGCCGTATTTCATTTTCGCTTCGCCGCCGCGGTCGTCTCGACAGTGAGCGCCTAGGACCCAGATCGGGCCGGACGGGGCGCCGCGGACTTCGATGCCGGGCTTGGTGCCGTTGGTCGACGGGTTGTAGATGCGGGTGCCGGGAAGGATCGAGATGGAGCCTTCGCCGCTTTCAATCTCGATGCCGGCGCCGAGGGCGTTGTAAATCTTCGACTCGACGTCGATGCGAGTGCAGGTCTGCAAGTAGAGGGCCGCGGATTCGCCCGAGCCGCCGGCTTCGTAGCTCATGTCGGTGTCGCAGCTGCCTTTTTTGCATTTGTTCATGTACACCGCGAAGCCTTCTTTGACCTGGATCGAGCCGCCGCGGATGTGCATGTGTTCGAGGAAGGTGTTGGTCGGCGCCTGGAAGTAGATGCCTTTTTCTTTCGCCTTGACGATGTTGCCTTCGCAGATGGTGCCGGTGCCCATCGAGTGGATGCCCCAGGCCGCCGATTCGCACTGGTTGTCGGTAATCAGCACGTTTTCGATGGTCGAGGCGTTTTCGATGATCGGCGTGGAGTCGACCAGGACGTCGATCGCGTAGCTCCCTGACGTGCTTTTCGCGTGGTTGCCGGTGATGTTGATCTGGTGGAAGTTGCCTTCGGCCGGCGGGTTGCCTCCGACCTCGACCGTGATCGGCGCCCAGCCGCTCGATTCCCCGATGTTGTCGGCGATGATGACCCGGACCGGCGTGGTGTTGGAGTATTTGCTCCCCGACCCCATCCCGACGCAGATGGACGAGGCGCCGCTGCCCGTGACGATGCAGTTCGTGACCAGGACTTCGGTGTAGGGCCGTTCGTTGGAGCCGCCGCCGTAGGAATCGGTGACCTGGATGACGTTGATACCCCCTTTTTTGGAGCATTCCGTCATCGTGCAGCTTTCGATACGGCAGCGCTGGTTGTCGCCGAAATCCAGGACCCCGCCGCCCGCGCCGGTCGGTTCCTTACTCCATTTCGACGCCCTCAGGTCGCGCACACACACGTCGCGGCAGCGCACGAAGCCGAGGCACCCCTGCTGTTCTGGCTCTTTGCCGGTGCCGATGAAGCTGCCGCCGAACCAGCGGACGTTTTCGACCGTGATCCCTTCGGTGGGCAGGTTCAGCGTGGTGGTGCCAAAGAGCTTCCATTTCATTTCGACCCCACCGGATTCTTTGAGCGCCTGGAATTTCGCGCTGTAGGCCGAGATGGTCGTGTTCGAGGGGATGCGGACGCAGACCGATTTTTCGCCCCCGCCGGCTTCGCTTTTGCCGACCGTCCAGAAGGCGACGCCGCCACCCTTGCGGTGCGGAGTGACGACGAAGACCGAGCGGCCGACTTCTTCCAGTTTGGTCATCGCGGTCTTGAAGATCGCCGTGTCGTCTTCGACGCCGTCACCGTGTTTGGCTTCGGCGAAGTCGAGGATTGTGACCAGGTCGCGCAGGTGGGGCGCGGCGATCGTGGATTCGCGTCCGTAGGTCGGCGCGGTCGCCTCGGTGCCAGCTTCGGCTTTGCCGGCCTTCGCGGCGAGTTCCCCCGTGGTGGCCGCGCCGATGTTGGCGGGCGTGAGCGGGTCGGTGCCGCCGGTGTGGTGGGAGGCCTGATGGGCTTTGGGAGTGCGAGCGTCGGTCGTCGTCGGGTCGGTGGCGACGAGCGCCTTGCCGGCTTCGCCCGCGGCGCCGAGCGCTACCCCGCCGCCACCGCCGCTGCCCCCACCGAGGACGTCGCCGCTATCGCCGAGAACGTCCTCGGCCATTAGCCGCCCCTCACTTCAGCCGCGATACGGAAGACGCCCTGGGCGACCGCGCCGTTGACGAAGCGCACCCGCCAGAATTTCGCGACCCGCGACTCGCTGAAGCCTTTGCCGTCGTTGGCTTCGATTTCGTAGCTCGTATCGACGTCGACGTTGACGCCGTCGGCGCTCTGCTCGATGTGCAGGACGCCTTTCTGGTCGGCGAAGAGGGAGCCGACGATCCGCGACTCCCAGAAGGACGCCGGCACCCAGGCGCTTACCCAGGGGGCTTCTTTGGCGAGCGGCGTTTGCGAGGAAACCACAAGGGAGAAGATAGTCACCGTGTCAGGCCCCCCACCCTCGGGGTCGTCGCCAGCCGCCGGCCACCACGCCGCGACCCACGGCTCGGCTTTGTCGTCGCTGATGACCAGGACTTCGTCGCCCACCGCCGGCAGCGTGGCGCCGCGCAGGGGCCAGTAGCGAATCTGGAAGACGTGCTGTTCGTCGAAGTCGGGGACCGTGACCGTGAACGGATCGCCGATTTTGTCCGGCGGCGTGGAGACGAAGCCGTGCTGGGCCGGCGAGCCTGCGGGCGGTTCGTAGTCGGCGAGCGTTGCCATCTACAGGCCCTTCGGGTGGGAGGCGTTGGGGTGGGAGCGGGCGCCTTCTTCGCCGACGGCGTCGGGCACCCAGCCCGGGCCGCCTTCGGGGTTAGACGAGGACGTCTCGGCCCAGCGCCAGTTGCCATCGGGGTATTTGATTTTGCCGAGGACGTGCTGACCGTCGGAGTAGATCGTCACCCATTCCCCGACGCCCGGCTCCAGGGCTTCGCCGAGCGGCGCCGAGGTCAGCGGCGTGTTCAGGTAGCCGCCGGCGTGGAGGACCGCCGACCAGAAGCCCGAGCAGTCGACGCGGTCGGTCGGGGAGGCGAAGGACCCGCCGTGCCCGCCGCCCCAGAGGTATTTGGTCTTGGCCGCGTCGAAGGCGTCGATCGCCGCGATCATCGACTGCACGGCCGCCGGTGCCCCGCTCGCGCCGCTGGCGAAGGACGTCGTCGACGTCGATGCCTTCGGGGACGGCTCGGGGAGCGGGGTGACTTCCTTGCGCAGGGTGACGTTGACGAGGCCCTTTCGCGACGAGGGCTTGGATTCGATCTGGGCGACCAGGTAGAGGCCGTCGGCAGGCCCGCAGCGATCGACGGCGGCGATCGAGCCGGGCGGCGCGGCCCAGACCTTCGCGAGCGCTTCGACCGTGACTTCCGTGACTTCCTTGCCGACGTCGTAGTCGAAGGTGAGGTCGATGATCCCCGGCTCGATGTCGGAAACCTGCATCCGCCGGTGGCTGCGCAGCAGGGTCGGGTCGTCGAGGAAGTAAATCCAGCTGGCCGACTCAAAGCAGCGCCATTTCACTTCGGTCGCCAGGCGCACCATGCAGTGCCAATTCGACTCTTTGGCCGTCTGTTGGAAGGCGTAGCGCTTGAAGTCGGTGGTCTTGACCTCGGCGCCGCCCCCGTAGGCGACCACCCAGTCGTGCCCTTCGGCGTTGAAGCGTTCATACGGCGCGGCGCCGGCGGCGTTGGCCTGCACGTTGGTCGCGATCTGGGCCGGTGAGTCGCCTGGGTGGGCGCGGTTGTACTCGATCGCCCCCACGCCGCCATTCCAGCCTTCCAGGTAGCCCTTCGCAGAGTCCTCGGGGCTGGCGTTGTTGTCGTTGGGGTTGGTGAACGGTTCCTCTTGCAGCAGATTCGACGACAGCGTCCCGACGTTGGACTCGTCGATCACCGCCAGGACCAGCGATTCCATGACCTTCGTGTTCGCTTTCATCGCCTCGGCCTGGCGCAGCATCCGGTCGATGATGTCGGCCTGGGCTTTGGTCGCCGGGTGGCTGTTGATCTTCAGGTTGGCGTGTTGGCCGACGCCCTTGCCGCGCGTCTTTTCGGCTTCTTCCTGGGCTTCTTCGCCGGCCGTCGACGACGCGATCGCCTGCACGACGTGCAGTTCGGGGGCGATGAAGCGCGGGCGGGGCCTGGCTTCAAAGGCCCTCGCCTCGGCGAACTCGGCCCGCGTCATGTTGTCGCGGAAGGCTTTGTTCGGCCCCTTCAGGCGCTTCAGCAGGTAGACGATCAGCGGCTCGTAGGTGAGGACCAGGGGCGAGGTCTGCCCTTCGCTCGACACCTTGACCAGGCGCCACTTCAACCCGTCGATTTCCACTTCGTGGGCTTCTTCGAGCAGAGCCGAGCGCAGTAGCCGCCGACGGGGAGCGGGGTCGAGGACCGTCAGGGTGAGTTCTGAGGCGCCGAGGATTTTGCGGACCAGGGTGGCTTCGACGATCACGGGGCCGATGCGGGCGATCATCGGCTGCCCGCGCAAGACGATGTCCTCGATGTTGGAGTTGATCCCCTGCACCGAATGGACCCCGGGCACGATCCGTTCGACCTTCACCGGCTGGCGCGCCGCGACGGCTGCTTTCGGCACGGCTAGACCTCGCTGGCGCCGGTGAGGTTGGTGACCTCGGCGGGGAGCTTCAGCCTGGTCCCGGCTTTCAGTTTCTTGCGCAGGTCGGCGATCCCGTTCAGGGCACCGATGTCAGCTGCGGCGCCCGGGTCCCCGTAGACCTCGGCCCCGACCTGAAGCAGCGTTTTCGCCTGGGCGAGGACGATCGACGTCGGCACCCCTGGCCCGATCGCCATCTTGCCGGCGTGGCCCGAGCCGGGCGCCGACTTCCACTCGATCGCGCCGGGGTCGTTGAACTCGATCAGCTTCAAGACCTGCGCCAGGCGGAAGCGGGTGCCGTTTTCGCCGGTGATCGGTTTGGGGTCTTCGAGGTCTTCGGGCAGCGCCATCTGGAAGCGCTTGCCCGAGCCGGGGATCGGCCCCGAGGCGATGAAGTTCGGCGGCGGCAGGCGCCCTTCCCCGAAGCAGAGCGCGAGGACCTGGTCGATATGCGGGCCGACGTCAGAGCGGATGCCGGGCGGCCCCCAGCCGTCGAAGAGGACGGGCACGTCGAGCGTCAGCAGGCCGTTGCCGGTGAAGACGGTCGCGGCATCTGAGAGCGGGCGTTTCAGCGCTTCGTATTCGGCCCCCCCGCCGGTGATCTTCGCCCGCCCGTTGCCCATGTAGCAGCTGAAGTCGAAGTTGCGACCGCGGAACCGCACATATGCCTTCGGGTTTCGCTGCATCAGAGCCTCGCTTTTGCGTCGGCCTCGACTTCGGCCTGGACTTCGGCCAGCACTTTACGGCCGACCTTGACGATGATGGGTGCCAGGAGCCGCTGGCCGCCGCCTCCCGCCTCTGAAGCAATCCGCGCGGCTGGTAGGTCGCCCAGCGCCTTGCGGGTCGCAGGGGCCGGGAGAACGCGCGAGCCGCGGGGCAGGTTGACAAGCTCGGGGCCGCGCTCGGCCAGGTAGGTTTCCCCGCCGCGCCACCAATTCGTGCCCGCGGCGTTGTGGCCGGGGTGACGTCGACCGCCGTGGGCTTCGACGTGGGGCACGGTGACTTCGAGTTCGGCCAGGCCCTTCAGGGTCGTGGTCAGCCGTTCGGCCTTCAGGTTCAGGGCTTTCATCGAGCCGCCGGCGCGCACCGATTCCTGGTTTGCGCGCTGGAGGAACTTCGCGTATGCCTGCCCACCTTTGGCCGCCGCGTCGCCGAGCGTCTGGGAGTGCTGCTGGACCGCCTTCGAGAGGTTCTTTTCGGTGCCGAGCAGGTTGTTTGCCAGGTTGCGCGTCTTTTCTGACTGCGGATTCGCCTGCTTAGACGACGTGTAGAGCTTGGCCTGCCGGTCGCGCAGTTCGGTGAGGACGGTGATCCGGTGGCGCTCGGCGAGGACGGTGACGTTGGTGGCCGTTTTGTAGGCCGACAGGGCGACGCCGCGCAGCCGTTCGGCGCTCTGGAGGCGTTTGATCGCCTGGCGGTGCTGGTTGGTCAGGCCGGTGAGCCGGGCTTCGGCGTGGATGGCGGCGCGCGAGTGGGGCCCGTACTCGCTGACGACCGCCGACAGGTGGCGCTGGGCAGATTTCAGCTGGTCGGTCGCGGTCTTGCGCCGTTTGAGCGCGCCCGCCACGCGGTGTTCGGCGACGGTCAGGCCCGTCGAGGCCGAGCGCTGGCGGTGCATGAAGTTCACGACGTCCTTGCTTGAGCCGGCCAGCCGCCGCTGCTCGAAGCTGACCGTCTTAAGCTCGCCCGAGACTTTCGAGTAGGCCGCCGCGACGCCGCCGACCGCCCCGCCGACCGCCGCCCCCATCGGGCCGCCGAGGGCGAAGCCGGTCGCCGCGCCCGTGCCGGCGCTGCTGACCCAGTTGCCGAGGTCCCCGCCGATCGCGCCGCCGGCGCTCTGGGCCGCGAGGGTGCCGCCGATCCCGACCGCCCCGCGCGCCAGCAGCCCTTTCATGGTTTTCCCACGCCCCGACAGCAGCCCGCCCCCCGACACCGTCGACAGCAGGCCGAGGGCTTTCGCGACGTTGATCGTGCTGGAGGCGAAGAGGATCATCGGGCCGGCGAGGGCGGCGAGGGTGGCGATGCCCAACGCCGTTTTCTGGAGCGGGCCGGGGAGGTCGGCGAAGGTCTGCACCACCGAGGCGCCGGCGTGGGCGAGTTCGAGGACGAAGGGCACGACGATCGGCAGCAGGTCTTCGCCCAATTCGATCAGCACTTTCTGGAGTTCTGCCCAGCTGCGTTGCAGCTTGAAGCCGAATGATTTTTCCTGTTCGTTCAGGACCTTGTTGGTGGCGCCGGTGGTGTCTTTGAAGGCGGCCAGGTCCTTCTGAGCGAAGCCGGCGTTCTTGCCGACCAGCGCGAGGACGCCGCCCAGGGCGCGGATGTTGGGGAACAGTTCGGCGATTTCCGCCTTGCCGCCTTTGGTCGTGCCGACGATCGCTTCGAGGGCGCCTTGCAGCCCTTTCTTTTTGACCAGTTCTTCGCCGCTGACCCCCATCCCTTCCAGCGTTTCGGTGAGCGCTTTGCCCGGTTTAATCAGGGTGACCAGCACATTTTTGGTGCGGGTGACCGCCTCGGCCGAGGACAGGCCCTCCTTCGTCATCGTCGACAGCGCCGCGCCGACCTGATTGAGCGGCACGTTCAGCTGCGAGGCGAAGGGCAGCACGTCGCCGATCGAGCGGGCGAGTTCGTCGAAGGTCAGGACGCCGCGGTTGACGGTTTCAAAGAGGGTGTCGGACACCCAGCCGGCCTTCTGGGCGGGCAGGTGGTAGGCGTTCAGGGAGGCGGCGACGGCTTTCGTCGACACCTCGGTCGTGGTCAGGCCGGCCGAGGCAGCGAGCGCCGATTTGTGCAGGATGCGGATGGATTCGTCGGCCGTGAAGCCGCTGGAGACGAGGTCGTATAGCCCTTCGGCGAGCGTCTTCGGCGCCTGGGCGGTCGGCCCCGCCAGGTCGAGGACCTGTTTTTTGAGGCTGATGAAGCGCTTTTCGGGCAGCTGGGCGATCGAGTTGACGTTGCGCATCGAGCGGTCGAAGTCGAGCGCCATGACGCCCGAGGCGACGCCGATCGCGGCCAGCGGCAGAGAGACGTACTTCGTCATCGCGCTCCCGACGGTGCGCAGGGAGGTCGCGGTCTTCGCCAGTTTCGCCTGGGCGGCGGCCTGCTTCTCGGTCGCCTTCGTGGACTGCTGGGACCCCTTGACGAATTTGCCCTGCTCGTCGCGAAGGCGCCGCTGGGAGGCGGTGACGGCGTCGGTTTCGGCCACGACCTCTTTGCCGCCGGTGAGCCGCATGCGCAGCGCGATCAGGGATGCGTCGGTCATCTCACCCCCCCAGCACTTTGCGCGTGCCCTCGCCGATGAAGTGGGCGGCTTCGCGGGCCTCGCGCTCGCGTTCTACGCGGCCGGCCTCCCCAATCGCCATCAAGATCGCGATGTCGTCGTGGTCGGTGGCGGCCAGGTACTCCGACCCGAAGCCCGCACGACCGACCATCGCGGCCGTGCGGATCATCGGCTCGTCGTCGAGGCTTACGTAGGGCGGTTGCTGCCCTCACCCTCGTCGTCTTCGTCTTCGTCGTCTTCACCCGGCGCCAGCTGGGTCGACCAGGTCGAGAACTGCGTGTAGTGGACGTCGAAGCCGGCCTCGTCGCCGAAGACCAGCCGCGCGACCTGGGCCTGCGTCTCTTCGCCGACCAACTCGATCCCGAGGATCGCCGCCAGGTGACGGTCGAAGCGCACGACCTCGCCCTGGGTGAGCGGGGCGACCTCGGCCACTTTGTGGGCTTCCTCCCACTCGGCGCCCGGCTCGGGCCGGATCATGATCGAAAGGCAGGCGTCGGCGAGCAGGGTCGCCTGGAATTCGAGGTTGGCCTCCTGGCCGAAGGCGCCGGTGCGCTCGGCGCGGCGCTGGAGCTTTCGGCGCAGGTCCGTGTCGAGGGGCCGGTACTTGGCCGCGAGGTCCTGGTATCGACCCGGCGCGATCGCGATGGTCGTGGTGCGCTCGCTGTCGCCGGCCGCGTATGCGCGCCGTAGGCGGGTCAGGACGCTATGGCCCGTCTTCCCCCCTAGCTCGGCGTCTTCGCCGCCCTCTACGCGCGCTGCGGCGTCCTGGAGGGCTGCTGTGTCGTCGGCCACGCCGTTGCCCGGCTGGTTGGCCGCGAACTCGGCGTCGTACTCCGGGGAGTTGGGGTCGAGGCGAGGGTCAGCCTGGAGGCCCTGATCTGCGTCTGGCATTTGCTAGTCCTTTCGTCGGGATTAACCGACGGGCCTAGCTGATCGGCTCGTCGGCCGAGACTTCGAGGGTGAGTTCCGCCCGGCCCGATGCGTTGGAATCGTGATCGGGAGGCGTCACTTTGATGAGGGTACCCGTGTAGGTGATCGGGTCCCCGTTGGGGGTGCGGTCTTTATTCAGTTTCTGGCGCGTGGCGACGACGCGACCGGAGCCGGCCAGGCCGTCGAGGCGCTTGAAGAGTGGGTGATCGCGGTCCAGGCGGTAGAGCCGGGCGATCGAGAAGGCGTCGCGGCTGACCGGGCCGCCGAGGCTTTCCTCGGGACCCATCCCGCCGGGGCGGTTCTTCGTGTCTTCGGCCGTCACGCCGCCGCCCGAGAAGGTCTGCCATACCCCGCAGTCGATGTCGTCGACGCGGACGCTGATTCGCTCTTGGTCGGTACGCATGGCCTACAGGCTTTCCGTGGTCGGCACTTTGACAACCTCGACTTCGAGGAAGGACGCGGTGGGGCTGACGCGCAACCCGATCTGGGCCTTGATTTCTTCGTTGGAAATCGAGGTCGGGGTGTTGACGTCGGGGCCGGTGTTGACGAAGAACGCTTCGGCGGGATCGGTGCCGTAGAGGGCGTTTTCGAGGTAGAAGGGCATGCAGGCCCCGCCCGAGAGGTCGCCTTGCAGCTGCTTGAAGACGTAGCCGTGGCCGTCGATCTGCTCGAAGTCGTAGGACTCCAGAATCTGGCCGGCCTTCGCGGCGACGGCCATGACCAGCCGGGAGGCCGAGAAGGACTTCCAGTTGGGTTCGGTCGTCTGGTTGACGAGGGTGACGTTGCCGTAGGTGGTGACGATGCCGCGGACCAGGATCGAGGCGATCACGCCGGCGGCGTCGAGTTCGCCGCGCTGGGCGTCGGTGAAGAGTTTGACCAGGCCGGTCGCGTAGCGCGACTTGCCGCGCGGGCCGGCGGCGGCGCGGTTGGGGTTGTTGCCTTCGGCCTCGGCGCGGGCGATCAGGCCCATCTGAATCCCGGAGTAGGGCACTTTGCGTTCGGTGCCGAGGCTGACCCCCGGCACGTAGGCCCAGGACCCGAGCAGGCAGCCGAAGCGAGCGTTGGGGCCGCGCAGCGCCGTGGCGTGGCCGACGAGTTCGCCCGAGGTCGATTCGATCGGGTCGTCGAGCAGGCCGCGCCGGTTGTTGGCAGAGCAGTGGACCAGCAGAGCTTTGTGGATCGCTTCGGAAGTGAAGCCCGGGGCGGCGACCTGGCCGGGGCCGAGGTCGGCGGTCAAGACGTTCAGCGCCGCTTCGATCTGGCCGGTGCCGACGCCGGCGATGTCGTCTTTGCCGTTTTCGAGTTTGACGGCCTGGGTTTTCGCGTCGAGGGCTTCGGCTTCGCCGGCGGTGATCGTGACGAATTCTGAGGATTTGCCCCATTCGATCACTTCGGCGTTCGTGCCCAGCGACGGCGACGTCTCGACGGTCGTGCCGTTCAGTTTGACGACCAGCACGACCGAGCCGGCGGTGAGCGTGATCGCGACTTCGATGTTGTTGCCCCAGGCGCCGGGGGACTTGGCGTTGACGTGGTAAGAGATTTTGCCGCCGGCGTCGACGGCGGTGTGGGTCGCCGTGGCGGATTCGGCGCCCACGGCGCGGCCGATGTAGACGACCGAGGCGCCCTCGCGGAAGGCGCAGTCGACGGCGTCGTAGAGGTAGGGGTTGGTCGCTACCCGTTCGCCGATCGAGTCGACGGCGTCGGCCAGGCTGATCGCCTTGATCGGCCGATCGGTCGGGCCTTTTTCGCAGACACCGACGAGGAAGCCGTTGGAGGTCGAGGCGGCGGCCAGCGGCGAAGAGGCGCGATCACCGATCGTAACTACATGGCCTGGGGCAGACGTCACGCGACCCATTCCAGCATAGGGCCGGACCCCCCCCAGCGGCTATTCAGGTTTGGCGTCGAAGAAGCCGGACTCGGTCAGCGCGTCGACGGTCGCAGAGGCGCCGCCTTCCTTCACGATCGGGTCTTCGGGCGGTTCGACTTCGATGTCGTCGGGGACCTCGCGCGGGCCGCCCTCGGCGACCATGATCGTCGGCACTTCGATCAGGTAGGGCACCGAGCAGACCATCAGGTTTCGCTCGCCTTCGATGCCGCGGCGGACCTGCCCGTTTCGCTCGGCGCCCTGGGCGACGTGGGAGGCGAAAGCGACCCCGGTGCCGGCGTCGAGGCTCGGGTGCTGGATGATCGCCAGGCGCGCCGCCGAGGCGTACAGGCGCGCAAGCGCCTTCGCGTCGGCGATCGTCACCGAGGACGCGATCGCCGACAGCACGACCCCGTAGACCGCCGAGACGTTGCCCTCCTCTTCGGTGAACGGATCGCCTTCCATGCCCGGCGACTGGGCGATCAGCATCGGCAGCTGGTCCTCGGGCCACTTCTGCGCCGCGGCGTCGGCGTGGGAGACGCCGTATTCGCGGATGTCGGCGATGCCGGCGGGCCAGAGCGTGTTGTCGGGGTCCTTCGCGCGGCGCACGTACTGGGCCGCAGCGGGCATCCAGTGGCGCAGGTGCGCGACGAGTGCCGCCTCGACGTCAGCGCCATCGGTGACCGGCCCCCAGAGGCTCACTTCGGCCCCGGTTTCGGCCCCGGCGCGGGGGCATACTCGACGTCGGGGCCGATCGGCTCGGGGCCGTGGACGTAGTACCAGCGCCGCATGACCGCGATCATGACGCCGTAGTCGGCGGGTCGGCGCACCCAGCCGCGGACGGTGCCCTTCTCGCTCATGCCCCGAAGGGCACCGTGAGGCCCATGCCGAAGGACCCGACGCCGAACTCCGAACGGTCGCCGGCGATCAGGTAGGTCTGGACCAGCTTCGAGAAGCGGCGCAGGTCCAGGTGGGCGAGGTTGAAGAGGGGCCGCGCAGGCTGGCCGGTTTTCGACCCGTCGTTGAAGACGACCGGGTAGGGGAAGCCGTCGTCGTTGACGAGGTTGGTGCCGAAGACCAGTTCGTCGCCGAATATCTCGCGCAGGGACCCCTCGGCCCCGGAGTCGGTCAGCGAGTTCATCATCGCGTCGGTTTCGCGGCCGATCACCGAGGACCCCTTGCGAGCGACCGTCGAGTCGGCCAGCGGCGCCCAGTCGCCTTCGCCTTCGGCCTCAAAGCGGGCCGACATCTGGGCCTCCAGGTCGGCGGCGAACATCTCCAGCATTGGGCGCGTCTCGATCGCCCGCTCCCCGATGCCGAGCAGATGATGCTCGATCGGCTCCAGGCCCTCGACGTCATACTCGATCGCGGTCGGCACGGCTACCAGGCTTCGGGCCAGTCGCGGCCGAGCAGGGCGTAGCCGTCATCGAAGCCGCCCTGGGCCAGCGCGCCGGCGTTTGAGGCGCCCTCGGTGCCTTCCCCTTGCCCACCGCACTGCTCGGCCACCGCGGCCGTCAGCGACTTCATGCGGGCGTTGAAGAGGGATTCCAGCCGAGACGCCGCCGAGCCGCGGGCTTCGGCCTGCTCGGGCCAGTAGGACGTCTCGATGATGACGGCGGCGAGCATGCCGGCTGCCGCCCCGGCGGATTCCCCCAGCGAGTCGTTGCAGGGTTCGCCGCCGATCGCCGCCATGACGTGGTCGACAGCCTGGGCGATGATGGCTTCGGCCTCGTCGCCGGTCGGGCGCGTTCTGTCGTCGAAGGTCCCGACCTCGATGCCGCCTGCGATCTTCGTCCTGGCCCGGATCAGCGCGGCGACGCTGGCGACATCGGGGGTCCAGGAGGGTGCGGGCATAGGGCCAGTCTACGGCGCGCCCCTCGCCCCTGTGGGCGAAGTCTAGGCCCCTACCCTCTGCACCGCCCCACACCGCGTTTAAGGCTGGCCGGTCGACGCTCGGGACCTAACGGCGGGCGGGAGACTCAGGGTCCCCCCTCGGTCGGGGGCCGCCAGCGCGCTACGGCGAGCCTACAGAACGCAAACGGCCCGCACAAGGCGGGCCGCGAGCGCAGGACCAGCAGGCAGTTCTATTTGTCCGTGCCCTGGAGCATCAGGACGGCCGAGGCGTCGAAGGCCGCGAAGACGGGGCGGCACTCCAGGACGTAGACGTCGGTTTTGCGGACGCCCTCGCGGACCATCTCCTGGGACATCGGAAGCTCCCAGCCGATCGCGCCCGGGGCGCCGGCCTTCGCGAAGATCACGTCGCCCTCGTCGACGAGCGGGGAGCCGATGATGTCGGTGATCCCCTGGCGAGAGAAGGCCGACTCCAGCGTCGGCACCGCGCCGACCCCGGTGTAGATCGTCTCCAGGAAGAGAAGTTCTTCGGTGTTCATGATCGCCGTGTCGGGACGGATGCCGACTTTGTCGTCACGGAACTGTTTGAGGACCCGGGCGATGTCGAAGGCCGGCAGCGTTTTCGGGTCGACGTTGAAGAGGCCCGCGCCCGGCGTTGCCTGCCAGACGGTTTTCGCTTCCAGGGTCCGTTCCCATGCTTCGATCGCCTCGATCAGCACTTCGATGCCGCGCTGCTGGATGATCTGGGAGAAGCTGTTGGCCGCCTGCGTGAACTGGCGCCGCACGGCGAGGACGTTGTTGCGCTGTTTGGCCTCGTCGGTGACCTCGATCGACCCGGCCCACGACTCGGGGCGTTTCACTTTCGGTTCGTGGCGGGTGCTGGCGAGACGCGGTGCCTCGGCGCCCGGCGCGCGAGGCGCGGGGACGCTGTCGGCCGGAAGGAAGAAGTCCTCGGGGAACGTCTCTTCGACGATCACGGCGCCGCCCTGGATGGGGCTGCCGATCGTGCCGAAGACGCGCTCGATGAAGTACCCGGCGTCGGCCCCGACAAGCTCCCGGATGATCGCCGGGATTTTCGTCGGCGGGTTGACGTAGGTGTCGACGGTGACGGTTGTGCCCTGAACCGTGGCCCCGCCGAGAGGCTGGGCGACCGGGTTCTGGGGGCCTGCGCCGCCGGACATCGCCGGGATGCGGCCGTCTGCGGTCAGGCGCGCACCGGGGGCGACGTTGTCGAGAAGGGCCTGGAGGTCTGTGTGGTTGGTCTTCATGAGATTCAGTGGCCTAGTAGAGGTCGACCTCGATGATGTCGCCGGCCGCTGCCGCCGACGTGAGGGCTTTGCCGACCGCGACCGCGCCTGCGGTTCCTTCTTCGCCGCCCGCGAGGTTCGTTTTCGCGACTGCGACGACGACGCCCGCGCCGGACGATCCGGCCGTGTTGGCGGTCGTGACCAGCTGGGAGGCGGTGTCGTGCGCCAGGACTGCGGCCTCGACCTGCGCCGCGGTGGAAGTGACTTCGCCGGCGCCGACCCCGTTGGTCGCCAGGGTGACGACGATGTCGTTGCCGTTGACGTCGACCGAAAGGGCTTTTTCTTTGCCGGTGTTCTGAAGGGTGATCGTCAGGTTGTCGCCATCGACCCCGGCCTCGCGGGCCGTCCAGGTGATCGCGTTGTTGTTGCCGACGACGCCGGTTTTCAGGAAGGCTGCGACTGCGACGTCGGCGACGATGGCTTTGCCGCCGGCACCGACCGCGACGTCGACCGGGGGGGTCGCGTCGATTTCCTCGCCGGCCTCGACGCGGGCGACCGCGTTGGAGCGGACGCACTCGGTCAGCAGTTCGGTCGAGTTGACGTCCTCGGTGGCGGGGTCCATCGTGGAGCGCTGGGAGACGCCGAAGGGGCGCTCGTCGCCGGCGGAGCAGTGGGCGCCGTCGTAGCCGCGCCGTTTGTTGATCCCCGTGACCGCGATGAAGCGGCCCGCGACGATGATCCCGCCGGCCACCGTGGCGGCGACCGTAATGTTCTCGCCCGGCTTGTAGCGGGCTACTCTCTCCAGCGACATTTAGGCAGCCTCTCTCTGGGGATGACCGGGGAACATGGCCCCCATCTGCTCGGCCGAGACGGCGACCGGGTCGGTCGGGCTGGAGCCGCCGTGGCCCAACTCTTCGACCGGGACAAGGTTTTCGGGCAGCGCCTCCAATTCGGCCTCGGTGGCCTCGGGCACTGCCGCCAGCTTGGTCGCCCATGCCTCGCGAGAGGACGGCGTGATCTTGCCCGTGGCGAGCGCGGCTTTCAGGATCGAGTCGCGATGCGCGGCGATCTGCTGATCGCGGGCTGCGCGCCCGGCTGCCGCGTCGTCTTGCAGCTGGGTCAGGACGGTCGTGTCGACGGTGGTGGTCGGGGACTCGCTGGCCTCGGCACCCTCGCCGCCGCCCTCGCCCTCGCCGCCCTCGGAGCCGGACTCGCCGCCCTCGCCCTCGGAACCCTCGCCCTCGCCGCCGTCGCCACCCTCGGGTGCGCCGCCGTCGCCGCCGCCCTCGCCGCCGTTCCCGTCATCGGGAGCGTCGGCGTTCAGCGCCTCCTCGACCTGCTCGTCGGTCGCGTCCTCGGCGAGACTGAGGGCCGACAGAAGGCGGGTGCGCTGCGCGTCGGTGAGGTCTTTCAAGTCCATGCCGGAATTGTTACCGCCTCCGCTACCCCCCCCCTCTGGCCGCTCTTTGCGATCGGCCGGAACCGTCTGCTCACGGGCCGAAAACGCTTTCACCGTGTGGCCTGTGTCGGGGTTCGTCGTCGCCGCAGCTGACAGCGCCGCGGCGGCCTCGGGTGCTGGCGTGAAGGTCTGGAGGACGCGGGTTGGCTCCCCGAAGGTGATGTTCTGGTCGGCGTCGGTCTGGATCGGAACCGTCCAGAGCGAGCCTTCGTCGTCGTCGGCGATGATGACGTTGGGATCGACGCGCACCGCGCGCGCCCACCACCAATAGCGCTCGTCGACGCAGAACTCTGAGTAGAAGACGTCGATGACTTTGTCGACGTCGGCCTCCAGGGTGACGGGGCCTGCGCCACCGGCGAGGCTGACGATCGCCGCGGGGGCCTGCGTCAGTGTCATCGTCTCCACGGCCCCCATGCTGACAGCGACCGGGACCCCCCCGGAGTCGGGGTCGCCGGTGACGATCACGCCCTTACCTTCCGTAAGTCGGAACTGTAGGTCCTCCAGGTCCTTCACCGCCGGGGCCTGCATGCCGAGCATCGCGCAGGCCGTCAGCACGAAGCTGTAGTGGCGGCCCGCCGGCGTCTCGACGTCCCAGCGGGCTTCGAGTTTGCCGCCCGGCCCCTCGCCGATCGTGTAGGCGCCCTCGATCGAGCGCGAGGGGTAGGCCGACGGGGCGACCTCGGCCAGCCAGCGCGGCACGTAGACGTAGTCGCCGGTCGCCGTGGCGCCGTCGTTGGTCAGGCGCAGGTTCGCGATCGACCCGAACGCAGGTTCGCCATCGTAGAAGGGGTCGTGGCCCGGGTCGTCGGGGTCGGCGAAGCGAGGGTCGGAGTGGCCGATCTTCAGCCGCGGGGGCGTAATCAGCGAGTCCTGGCCGGCGAGGACGCAGTCGGCAATATGCTCCAGCGTGAGGGTGACGGGGCCGCCGGCGCTCGGCCACTCCATGCCGGCGCTGCATAGCTCGACGTCGAGGATGGTGACGAAGTCCATGCCGGCAAGTCTAGGGTTGGGCCGGGCGCCCCATCTGGAGGCGACGGCGGCGGCAAGCGATCCGCGACCTCCCGGCCCGCCGCAATCTTATTCAGGTTCGTGCATACATTTCAAAACGGGCACTCGCCGAAGTCGGTGCGCGAGCGCGTCGGCTTGAAGACCTGCGGCGGGGGCGCCGGCGGGACCGGCTCGGCGATGGCGATCGCATACGCCTGGGCCAGCTGGTCGTGGGCGAATTCGTTGACGCGCCTGGTCGAGCCGTCGGAGCGGTCGACGAGCAGGTCGGAGTGCCAGCCGGGGTCGCGGCGCACCGTGGCGCCGGTGCCCTTGAACGTCACGGCGCCATCGCGGGCGAGCAGCTGGCGCAGGCCCTCGATCTTTGCGGCGTCGGTCAGAGAATCCCGACCTGCTCGCCGAACTGGGCGAAGGCGCGCGGCAGGCCCTCCATGATGACCGGATCGCGCAGCATCTCTTCGAGGGTGGCGAGCGCCGTCGACTGCGTTGACTGCGAGGGCATGACGACCCCTCGCCCACCCCCGACGATGGGCGGGAAGCGCCGACCAGTTGCCCGGTCGAGGTCCCCGCAGATGACGGCCCAGGGGCGGTCCATCAGGATTCCCGTTCTTCCTCGTCGCGGCCCTCTAGCTCGAAGCCGAGGTCGTTGATCTTGGCGATCGCGTCGACGGACTTGACCTCGCAGTCGGTGCCCTTCGCCGCGCTCGTCACCTTCGCCCAGAACGGGCACGGCTCGCCGGGCTTCCAGGGCGAGGCGACCGGCCAGGCGTGGCGGTGGCGCTCGCAGTAGCGGACCATCATCAGCCGAAGCGGCCGAGGTCGGTGTCCGCGTAGTTCACGATGATGTGGCCGGGGCGCGGCACCGGGTTCGGCTCGACGCTGCGGTCGATCACGCGGACCTCGCCGACGGCGTAGCCGGGCGGGAGGGACTGGCGCGCCTGCTCGGCGATCACGCGCTTCAGCGCGGCGCGTTCGAGCCGCTGCTTGCGCGTCAGCTTCGAGGCCGGGAATGTGAGTAGCTGGTGGGCGTCCATGATCGAGCGAAGTTAAGCGGGAGGCGGGATTGGCTGCCCGCAACCGAGGGTGCAGCCTTGCCGTAGCGTGGCTTACCTCGGAGCCTTCCGTTAGGTCCCACCGGACCACGCTGCCCCTCCTGTGTACTCGGAGAAGCCACCGCGCCCGCTCACTGGATCAGCCTGCGGGCTTGGCTTTTCAACGCCGGAATCACAATTCGGGGCCTACGCTGCACGTCAACCCCTGTTCTGTCACTCCCAGTCGGGTTTCGACGCCCGACAGCAGGGACCGTAGCCGATCCGCTGGCGGTTTGTCAAGTACGTCCGTTGACCTCGCGCTCGAAGGCCCGGTCGACGGCGTCCTCGCGGCGCGTGGCCCAGACCCAGGCGTAGGCGAGATTCATGCGCAGGTGAGCGAAGTACGTCATCGGCTCGAAGTGGGGCGTCGGCTCGTAGAAGCGGGAGGGCACGAAGCCGTAGAAGAGGGCGCAGGCGATCGCCCGCCAGCGCATCAGTACACCGCGACCAGGGTGCCGCGGCAGCGCAGGCCGCCTTCGCATTCCACGTAGCCGCCGACCGGATAGGCGACTTCGGCTTCGCCCAGCGTGGTCCATTCGGTGCCGTCGATGGAGTTGCAGGCCGAACAGACGTTCTCGTCAAGAATCTCGGATGCGTAGATTTCTTTCGGCCCGGCCGCCTTCATGTAGGCCAGGCGCCCGGAGTTGTACGCCTGCGACGTCGCCCCGCCCAGCTGCTCATTGAGCGCCGCGTCCGACAGCGAGGTCAGATGCTCGCGCACCGCGGCGGCGGCGGCGGTCGGTTCCAGCGTCGACACCGCGGCGGCTTTCTTGCTCGCCGACGCCGACAGGCCGCTCGACAGCGTCAGGGCGGCAGCTTCGGCGCGTTCGCGTACCCGAGCCGCCAGGGCGGTCGCGTCGGCTTCGGCGCCGCGGAAGGCTGCCCGGGCCTGCACCCCGACCTGGGCTTCATGCTCGCCGCGGGCCGAGGCGACCCCTTCTTCGGCGATGACCTGCATGGGGCCGGCGAGGACGTCGGTGTCGACGGGGTCGCAGGTCAGCGACGCCAGCTTGGCCGCGTCGCCCTCGGCGGCCTCGACCTCGGCGACCAGCTGCTCGACCTGCTGGGCCTGGCCCTCGCGGTAGGCGGCAACCAGCGTCTCGCGGCCGGTCGTGTAGGTCGTCTCCATCGCGGCGAAGTTGACTTCGGCCGTGACCTCGAAGGCGAGCGGCTGGCGCTTCAGGTCGCGCGCCGGCAGTTCCAGCGCGATCACCGGGATCAGGGTGTCAGACCCCGACTTCTTCGGCCCGCGCAAGATGACACCCTCGGCGATCAGCCCGTCTCGGGCGCGCCGGGCCGTCTGGTTCTTCGGGTCTGAGCCGGCCGCGCGAGCGAGCGCCGGCCAGGTCATCGGGGCCGTCAGCGCCGCGGCGATCGACTCAGCGAGCGCGGTGCGCTTCGGCTGGGGCTTCCTGCGGGCGCCTGCGCCCCCGCTTGCCGCGGGCGGGCCTTCTTCTTCGGGGTCGCCTTCGTTGGCGGGAGGCGGCGGCGTGGGAGGCGTGGGCGGTTCCTCTTCTTCAAGCTCAGCCGCGGCCTGCTGGCCCGGCACCTTCCAGCGCTCGCCGATGTAGGCGCGCAGTTCGGGGTCGACGGCGATCGCGCCTTTTTCGATCCCCAGCGCGAGGTCTTTGAAGGCAAGCTCGGCAGTCTCCAGGCGCGTGTAGGTCAGCAGCGGCGCCTGCACGTCGGGGCCGTAGTTGCGGGCGACCAGGCGGTCGATCAACGTCTGCGTCATCTCGCAGTACCAGTCGGCGATCGCGCCCTGGTTCTCCAGGTAGGTGTCGACGAAGGTTTCCCCGAGCGCCCGGGCGCCGGTGCGGGCGTCACCGCCGAGGTTGAAAAGCAGCAGGACGAATGCCTTCGCCATCT